TTATTTACAAGCGGTCGTTTTCCGTTTATAATGATTCTGTAAGGAAACCACCACATGCCGAACCTCGATTCCCTGCTTCCCGATTCTCTAGAACTTCTCGCAATGTTTGAAACTGCAGCCGACCAAGCCACCGCAGCTTATGCCGAAGAAGAGGATTCGCTTGAAGCTGCGAGTGCCGCCACTGTCGATTACATTATCTCTAACAAGAATCGCTAATACCATGACTGACCAACCACAATTTGATCGTAAACGCCACGGCGGACTATTTGACCGAGGCAGTGCTGATGCTTATTACCGCCGCGCTTTTTCACCTCACTGGTATCCGCAAGGCACTTATCGCGGAGAGCCTGTTGTCAATCTGACAAGTGAGGAAATTGAAGAATACCGCAAAGGCTTCCAATACCAAGAATCAACCGGAAATTTTAAGTACTGATGAAAGTTTTTCTCGATGACGAAAGAGTCACTCCGCAAGGATGGTTCCGAACATACAATCCTGACGACACGATTGATTTGCTACACGCTGGTCTGGTGACTGAGCTTAGCCTCGATCATGACCTTGGCGATGACAATGAAATCGGAACTGGATATGATGTGGTTCTTTGGATCGAGGAAGCGGTTGCTCTCCGAGGCTTTGTTCCTCCAATCATTCACGTTCACTCTGCAAACTCTTCGGCCGCTGAAAAGATGCGTGCTGGAATCGAAACAATCATCAGACTGCATAATGCACGCTAAAGATACTCACCACTCTCGCACGGTTTTTGTCAGCGGACACCTTGATCTCACTGAGGAAGAATTTCAAGATCACTACGTACCTCTCCTAACACAGTATTGTGATCTCGGTTATCACTTCGTCGTAGGCGATGCCCGTGGCGCCGATACCTTAGCACAAAAATTCCTCGCCGCCAATCATCATAAGCCGCACGTTAATGTTTTTCACATGTTCACCGAACCCCGAAATCTGCATGGGGAATTTTTGTCCACCGGTGGATATACATCAGACAATGAACGTGACACTGCAATGACACTCGGAAGCGACCTCGACCTAGCTTGGGTCCGTCCAGGGCGTGAAAAATCCGGGACAGCGAAGAACATTGCACGACGAAAAAAATGCTAATTTTGTGAAATTTCTTGTTTACATCTGATCGTTTTCCGTTTATAATGATTCTGTAAGGAAACCACCACATTATGAAAATCAAATTTACATCAGTCGACGTTACCCCACAGCCGGCAATTCCCAAAAGAAAGTGGCTTGAGTATCGCGTAAACGATATCACCATTGGATGCGCAATGACATTCATGTGCAACGGACGCTACAATGCAGGTCGCCTCGGCCGAACGTTTGATTGGGATCACGCCGGTCTCGAGAAACTCTTCGGGACCGAAAAGTATCAAGCAGTTCGCAATCAGTTCGTATCTCCGCGTGCTGACCTGGTTTACGGAACTGGTGCAACGATTCCGTTCAAAACCGTAAAGGAAAAAATTACCGCAGCTCTCAACTCCTAAAATATGATCGACCTAGACTCTCAAATCAAATCGTCCATGCTAGTCAAGGATGTCGTCCGCCTTTCCGTTCTTCGCCGACTTAAAGCTGCAGTCAATGCAGTTCTTACATCAAATGGTCGCAATCGCAAGCCGCTTTCTGATGAAGAATTCATTGGTGTAGTCCGTAAGCAAATCTCTCAGAGTAATGACTCCATTGAGGCTTACACCAATGCTGGAATTTTAAATCGGGCCGACGCTGAAACGGCTGAAAAGAACATTCTTGAAACGTTCCTTCCTGCTAGCTTGTCCGATGATGAAATCTGTGCAATCATTGATCGTGTCATTGCTGCAACTGGCGCAACTTCCAAGAAGGACATGGGTCGAGTTATTGCTGCTGCAAAAGATCTTTGCAATGGCGCCGTCGATCCAAAGGTTCTCTCGCGGCGCATTGCTTCTAAACTCGCTTAACTCTTTACACAATACTATACTATGCAAATTTTGAATAACATTCCTGTCTTTGGAGATCCTCTCCAAAATGCCGTTGATCAGATGTCAAACTGTCTCGTCAAGGGCGGTTACAAGGCTGCGCTTATGGCTGACCATCACCTTGGTTATGCTGTTCCGGTTGGAGGCGTGATTGCTTACAAGGACAAAATCTCGCCTTCAGGCGTAGGCTTTGACATCGGCTGCGGAAACAAGGCTGTGATGACTGACCTGCACTATGGAGATATCGCGAGCGATATGAACCGCATCATGGACGAAGTGTTTGATCGCATCTCGTTTGGAATCGGCCGTAAGAATAGGACTGATGTTGACCATGCACTGTTTGACAACGATGCTTGGACTGACATTGCTATGCTAGGCGAACTGAAGGATATGGCTCGCGGACAGCTTGGTACTGTCGGCAGCGGTAACCACTATGTCGATATCTTCTATGATCAAAAGGGTCGTGTTTGGATCGGCGTTCACTTTGGTTCACGTGGTCTTGGTCACAAGATTGCTTCGCATTACATCAAGGCTGGCGGTGGCGTTGACGGTATCAACGTCGATCCTGCTATCTTGGATGTGAATACCGACCTTGGTCGCGAATACATCGCTGCTATGAACCTCGCTGGTGAATATGCGTATGCTGGTCGCGATTGGGTCTGTGAAGAAGTTGCGCGTATCCTTGGTGCGTCTATTCTTGACAGCGTTCACAACCACCATAACTTCGCTTGGAATGAAACTCATGACGGTGAAGACCTTTGGGTTGTTCGCAAGGGTGCTACTCCGGCTTTCCCAGGTCAGCGTGGTTTCGTCGGGGGAACTATGGGTGAAAACTCAGTGATCCTCGAAGGCGTCGCGTCGGACCTTTCTTCCGCTACTCTGTTCTCAACGGTTCACGGTGCAGGCCGCGTTATGTCGCGTACCGAAGCGGCTGGTAAGTCCAAGTGGAAGGGTGGAAAGAAGATCAAGATTTCGGAAGGCAAGGTCTCGCAGGCCATGATGGACGAATGGGTTAACAAGGCAGGCGTTGTTCTTCGCGGAGCAGGCGTCGATGAATCTCCACACGCCTACAAGCGTTTGGCTGATGTCCTTGAAGCTCAAGGCGACACTGTTCGTATCCTCGACGTTCTTACTCCAATCGGAGTTGCGATGGCGGGTGCTGATGTATTTGATCCTTACAAAGACTAATTTATGAAAGATAAAATTCTTAATGTACTGTTTGGTGAGGACTACTTTCCAGGGAATTTATTCTGCTGGTGGGCGGCGTTCGTGGGTATTATTCTATGCATCGCGCTATATGTAGGACGTACTTATGAGTCATCAGTTATCAAAACCGACTATGTACTTGCACGTATAGTCGATATAGATCCACCAAAACACGTCTATGCAATTTGTGTTGATGGTACAAATGGAGTTCAATTTAAAGTCTCGCTAGGTAAGCATTGCCCTGGTTGGAGCAGTATTCCTATTGGATCCACGGTTACGGTTAAACGAGAACTTCATAAGTACATTCGTCGCAACGACCCTGACTTCTATATATACGATGGTGCTGCACAGATAAAAAGTTTGATGAAGTAAAACATGAAAACGTACTCAACATTCGAAGAATTCTGGCAATCAATTAAGCCTAGGTACAACGATGCGCAATTTATCGCTAAGACAGCTGCACTGCTAGCGTGGAACGCTGCATGTGAGCATCTACATGAAACCGGAAAACAAACAACTGAATGGGAAACTGCCCAAAAGGCAAAACAAATGATTGTATGAAATTCGGAAAAATTCCAAAGAAGCTTAAGTTTTATTGTCGGCCTGAGACCAAGATTCGCTTTAGGTGGTCTGACGTCAAATTTGAAGATCCTTCAGCAGCAGAGGTGTCAGCGATCCCAGTGTTTGTCACTGACGCTGAAAATCTAAAGACGCAAAAGACCGCAGCTGATTGGGCAGGAAGTGCACGATGGTATTGGGATGCAGTGACTGGATCCAGAGTCGATGTTAACAAGCCTTACGATATCATTGAATCTGATAACCTACCTGTGAAGAGTGTAAGAATCATTGGTCTTGACATTCGAGGTAATGGTGGTCGTGCATACCAAGCATTGGTCAATGAAAAGTATCTCGTTGATATGCGTGAAGACGTTATGCTTGACACTATGATCAATGTTGGCATGGGTGTGAATGCAACATTACCAGGTGAATATATCTTTGCACAAATTGGAGCAGAGATGAAACTGATTCGTGTTGGTAGCAAGCTGCATGAGCTGATGATTGAAACAACTTCATTTGGTGAAAAGAAACCAATCATAAAGTTGATTCCAGGTCACATCTATGCTTCAAAGTCCAAGAAAGTATTGTACCTCGGCGAAGTATGGCATACACCAATTGAACAGCACTACAATTACGGTAATAGAAAATATGACGTGGCTGTGGTTAAACCAACACGTAAGCGTCATCTGTGTATCAATCTTAGGAGGGCAGGTTCAGATCTCAAAACAGTTCTTGGTGAAGATACCACGTGTTTCAGGGTGGACGTTGAATTTACTGAAAAGCAAAGTAAAGCATTCCGCGAAGAAGTTGGAGCTATCGAAAACTTTAACATTGAAGAAGCATTGGCTGAGATTCGTCGTAAGATTGAAGTAGGCTATGACTATTCGATAGAGAAAGGCTATTGCTCTTCGCTCGAATATTACTCTGATATGAACATCTCTACATCTCCAGGTTGGATTCATCCAAAGATTGTCGAAAGACTGAAAAGCGAATGAAAAAGATTCTATTTCGTGACCAAGCATTTTATGTTGATGTATATGTCAAGCCCGGATGCTTCCGGATCGGCAACTACATAACGGTTTACACTAAACGTGAAAGAACTGGGTTTTGGTCATTCCTTGGACCTAAATACATTCAAGTTTATAAAAGTCCGAACTACGACTACAAGGAAGTTTACACGCGTGAAGCTCTAATTAAAGCATTAACCGTGGCATGGGAATTGTTACAGGATAATGTGACCGAGTGTATACAATGCTCGCCTGAGATCGAAGCGTTATACTCAAACAACTTTAGTAACAAATGAAACCTAAATGGATCATAGAAAACTTCACAAAAGAAGAATCGTTTCTTGACCTTGAAAAGGAAGTTAGAGCCCAGGGCTATGACGTTCAAACTATCAAAGGTGACTTTCTTAAAGCCGACCTGGCTGATTACCGTAACACCTGCGTAATCTTCAATGGCAGTATTGAGATGTGCAAGATTGCGCATGAAGTACTCAGCGCTCAAGGGTGCAGTCCAATCATCTATTGTGATTGGGAAAAGTATCTATGCACCTCTTACTATCCGCATTTTGCAGAGCATGTCTTCAATGATAACTATGTCTTAGTGCCGATGATTGAGTTTCAGCGTAGGCTGTATCAATTCTATGGTATCTTTGGCAAGGAAGGTATGATCTTTGTTCGACCAAACAATGGAGACAAAACATTTAAGGCTGAATTGCTCGACATTCAAGATGCTCCGAAGTTCTTTGAAGAATTGGACCAATACAAACATGACTTAGTCCTGCTAAGTACTCCAAAGAACATTATCGGAGAATGGCGTTTTGTATGTACGCGATATAAGGAAATCCTAGCGGTATCAAGCTATCGTTATCAAGGAGTCTTAACGCGCATTCCGTCCGCGCCAATTGGTGCTACTGAAAAATGTAAAGAGCTTCTTGAGATCGGGTATTATCCTGACAGCGTTTTCTGCATTGATATTGTGCAGGACTCTGACGGAAACTTTTGGATGATGGAGCTTACTTCCTTTTCAAGCGCTGGTCTATACGCAACAAAGAAAGAGAATATCGTTCGTCGTGTTTCAGAAATTGCTAAGGAAGATTATGAAAAAGTAATTTACAAAGCTAACTAAACCGTATATAATATCAACATGGCAAACCAAACAATATCTCCTCAAATTGATTTCTATTTAGCAGGTAAGATTCAAACCAAAAACGAATCTGAAGATAATACATCTTCTTATACTAAAATCCCTTACACTCCATACTTTAGTACATACGCTGAAGCGGAGACATTCTATGGGAAGATTTCAGATCCTGAAAGTTCAAATCTTGAGTTTTACCAAATTGGAAATGATTTTACGTTTAATCCAGTTAAGATTGTGATCATCCAACGCATTCAGCTGATTCCCCACAAGCCTAAGATTGTAGGAGAATCTGACAGTTATAAGTATGCTCCACTTCCAGAGTATATGTCCAGCCTCGAGACTTATTTGGCGTCGTCCAATAAAGTTGAGTATAATGACATTGATGAAGACCAAGGTATTCTAAAGCTATGATGCAACACATTAAAGGAGATCTCGTTAAAGCGATTGAGACTGCACATGAAGGTGGTCCACAAATCATGATGCATGTTTGTAATAACTGCGGAGTCATGGGTAGTGGTATTGCTTTACAAGTTAAGCAGCGGCTTCCAGATGCGTACTATGCTTATCAGGACTTTGAAGCTGAATATGATGGACTGCCGCTAGGAACAATTAGCTACAGCGACAATGTTATCAACTTACATGCGCAAGATGGGTATGGTCGAGGTATTCGTCATCTTGACTATGAAGCACTTTACCAATCGCTTGAGAAAGCAGCTGTTCACATCGCAAGGTGTGGCATTGAGCGCGTCGGAGTTCCATATCGTATGGGCTCCGATCGCGCCGGCGGTGACTGGGGAGTTGTTCTTGCAATGCTTGAAGCAGTATTTGCGCACCCAAATGTGAAAGTACTCATTTATCAACTATGACAACCAATCCCGAAATCCGTCGGCTTGAAGCTGAAATGGAAAAGATCCGAGAGCAACTGCTTGAAGTAATTTGCTCAGATGAAAAGTTGTCAAAGCTGGAGCGTTTGACATTGATTGAAGCCTATGAGCTATTTAAGAATGCTTCATATATCCAGCATCCGATGCGCGAAAAGTACATCGATCAGCTAAAAGAAGCTGCGATCCGTGAAGGTGCAACATACTTTATTGATGATGACTGGCCACATATTGAAAACGATTATCGTGAGCGTAACGAAATAATTTCACTTCCAGATGAGTTGATGAGTACGTCCGAAAACATTGAAGATAGCTCAACCGAAATTACGATTCTTAAGGATCGTGGAACAGGCGTTGAAATTAAGATCAGTTATGAACAGCTTGAAAGCGATGTTTATGATTGGTGTATGAAGAACAAGAAGATCGGATATCACTTTGACTGGTGATATATAATATGTGAACGAAGTCCCTCCATATGTTTGGTTTGTAATATTACCATGCATTGTACTATGTGTTTGGTTAATACTTTTTGATAATGAAGACTAAATTGATTCGTATCCCTTGGCGTCGCCCTAGTGATCAACATGAAAGTGGTTATGTAACTGGAGTTCTTTATAGGAAATGCTCTGCGTTTGAAAACGTGAATAAGATCATATCTTATTATGAAAAGCTTGCAGTTGTTGAAGGCCACGACAGAGAAATTTTAGATATTGAAGTTTATGAAAAGATATAGTTATGTAACTGGATGTGATTGTGGGTTTATGGAAGATCCAAATGGCGATTACGTAAAGTACTCTGATTATGAAGAACTTTCAGACTATGCAGACAGCTTGGTTAAATTTTCAAAGATCCCCTGCCTTCCGAAAGACCTTGAAAATTTGCGAGATGCTAATGCATCTTTCGCGCAAGAGAACGGTCTCCTTCAGGCTCGGATTTGTGAACTCGAAGCAGAGATACGGTCGCTAAAGGTTTGGTCAAATCCTGCACCTCCAATACTGTGTTCGAGTGATGTTGTTCAAACGCATCGTACATGGCAAAACACTGGCTGGACTAAGAACCAATCACTTAATCATCAAAGCTTTCAATAATGAGTAACAATAATACACCAACACAATCAAAGTTCAAATCGAATAATGACAGAGCTAAGTTTAAGCAAGAATGTATCGGCGCACTTGCTGGAATTGCCGCAAAGTATAATGTTAAAATTGAATTTGGGCGACTCACTGAGCATTCTAAATTTGGCTTGAGTGAATATAAACTTGGGCATGCCGTAACAAAACTCCACATTCGTGAACTATGAGCGCTACACAATATGATGGCTATAAGTACTGTTTCATTGACACCGAAACAACCGGGACCGATCGACTAAGGAATCATATCTTTCAAATCAGTGGTCGTATCACGACTCCTGACCTTGAGGAACTGGAATCATTCAACCTAGTCTTTAAGCCATACAGTCTTGAGCATGTTGAATTAGGCGCGCTTGAAAAGACGCGTATGACCGTCGAAGATTTGGCTTCACTGCCAATGTCCAGCTCTCAGGCGTATGCTGAATTTGTTGAAATCCTAGGACGCCATGTTCAGAAATTCAACAAGAAGGATAAGATGCACTTTGTCGCATACAATGCTGGGTTTGATGTTGACTTCACGCGACAGTGGTTTAGCGTGAATGAAGACTCTTACTTCGGAAGCTGGTTTTGGCATCCGCCAATATGCGTTATGCAAGCAGCTGCATGGCTGACACAACGCGTTCGAGGTGCTCTCCCGGATTTTAAGCTTGGAACCGTTTGTACCGCAGCTGAACTCGGATGGGATGAAAACCAGGCTCATAATGCGGATTATGACATCGAGAAAACCGTGCAGCTTTTCCGCTATGTGTCAGAATATGCGCCGAAAATCTGACGAAATATCCGTAACTTATTGATTTTCATACAAATTCACAAAAAGTGGGAACTTTTTTCACTTTTTGTGAATTTTGTTGTTTACATCGGGTAAGTTTCCGTTTATAATGATTCTGTAAGGAAACTACCACAACAAATTATGCAACAACTGAAACTCGACAAGGAATTCATCGTACTGGGCGTCAACGGCAAGGAACACATCGTGAAAGCCCGATCCGCCAACGAAGCGCTCGGAATCTTTCTCAAGCGCGGCCGATACGGTCTTGGCGCCAAATGGAGCCTGACTCGCCAACCGGACGGCTGGATCGTGGCCATTGATACCGCTGGTCGCACTCTTGAGCGCCGCTCCTATAAGCTCCGCGAGAAAAACTACGTCCGCGGCATGCGATAAGCTGTTCTTCTACCAACAAGCGTCTGACCTATGAAAAAGATTGTCACTAAAGAATCTCTGCTACAACTGCTTGACTGTTCCGATGAGCGGAAAGCACAAATCGTGGGTCGGGCGCTTGTTGTTCTTTTCAATCGCCAGGTTGAAGACGAAAAGAACTGCAATGATACTCGCCACCTCAATATGCGTGGGTTCGCTCCATGCGATGCTTATAGCGGAACTCTTACGGCGAAGTATTACATGAAGCATCATCGACTACTTGATTGGCAACTTGAGAAGTGGCTTGCGCCAACTTCCAAAGGATATCCTCGCATTGTGAAATACACTCGTCAGCTCAATGAAGCTGCAAACGAAAAACTTCAAAAAGTATGAAAACTCTTCGGTACAAATATCCTCGCACATTCCATCTTCCATGGAGCGTAGGCTGTACATCGGACGACAAGAAGCTGACAAGCATTGATCACTTCATTGATCGGCTGGTTGTGATTACCGAAAAGATGGACGGCGAGAATACAACAATCTATCGCGACCACGTTCATGCTCGCTCACTTGACAGTTCGCATCATTGGTCCCGCTCACGTGTCAAAGAGTTGCAGTCTCGCTTGTATGATCTGCCTGAAGATCTACGAATCTGCGGCGAAAACCTTTACGCTAAGCATAGCATCAAGTATGATAACCTTGAGGATTACTTCCAGGTCTTCAGCATTTGGAACCACGAAGAATGCCTCTCTTGGAAGGATACTGTTGAGTGGGTTGAGATTCTTGGACTGAAGACTGTTCCGGTTCTCTACAGCGGAGTCTTTGACCAAAAGAAGATTGACGAAATCTGGGCGTCCAAGAATCCTGAAAAGTGCGAAGGCTATGTTGTTCGTCTTGCAGATTCGTTCAACATGAAGGACTTCTCAAAGAGCGTCGCTAAGTACGTCCGCGCAAATCATGTCCAAACCGATGATCACTGGATGACAGCTGAACCCGAAACAAATACCCTAGTATGAAATGGAAATGTAAACGACAACAAAGGATTGACGCAAAGAAAGCTTGGCATAATTCCTTTTGCTTTATCCCTCGTCGAATTTGTGACGATTATGGTCCAACATTCTGGGTTTGGCTGGAAACCGTTGAAAGAAGAGGTGAAATACAGTTTGATCCTGACGGTGATTATTGGTTTTACCACTATCGCTTGAAAAACAAAAATGAATCTTAAATATCCACATACCTGGGAATTTATTCGGCAATGCGTCGAAAACAAACAGAAGCATCTTCTTAAAGATTTCGTGTATCACGTCGGTGAAGGCCGTTTTCGTCGTACCGCCAAACATATCGACTGGGCCTTTGAACGAGACTATTCGCATCGAGGCAAGATCATTCCGAAGGGTGACTTCCGACCAATTGAAATTTGCCTGACTATGCCTTCGGACGGACGTCGCGACAATTACTGTCCACCGATGTTTGTTTGGGAAGACGACTCATTCTTTGCAAAGGAAATTGAAATGGAGCCAATCCTTAAATTTGACATATGAAACTACATTGTGAACCTGTAAAATGCAAACTTGTTGGCGTTGACGGCAATGCATATGTTCTTATGGGACATTGGCAAAACTGTGCTCGCAAAGCAGGCCGAACCAAAGAAGAAATCAAAGCCGTCCTTGATGATGCAATGAGTTCTGACTACAATCATCTTCTATACGTACTAAGTGAACACTCCAAATAATATGAAACGACTTTCAATGTATTCCACAAAAGACTTTGTTTATGTCAATGAAAACGGCGAACGCGTGGACGTCGATGAACCATCTGCTGAACAAAAGAAAATCCTCGAAGAACTGATTAGTCTATCAGTCAACAACGATGATCCGGATTACAATGTTCATGCATTGTATCATAGCGCGCCTAGTTACAAAGGAGATCCTTATGCATACATGGAGGCGATGGAGAAGTTCGCTGAGGAACATCCAGAGGTACAATCGTTTGGATTTGACGACAATGCGTTTATGACTAGCTATGGTTTTGTTATTCCACACAAGAGCAAGTATGAACATATGGGCTACACCGTAATCTTTACTACTCAGACCGCTCCGCCGTATTCGCTCTTTCTTTATCCTGGACATCTTAAGAGTCTGCTACGTGCTTTGACAAAAGGTAAGGAAATCCTTGAAAGCGTACCTGATGATGATGTTTCTTCGCCTCGTCACCATCGTAAAGAAGAACTGAAATTGCAGCTGCTGAAGACTCTATGATCCTATGAATTCCGTGAAAAATCATATGAATTCGGAAAATTTGTGAAAAAAATATGAAAATTTATGAATTTTCTTGTTTACATCCGTTCGTTTTCCGTTTATAATGATTCTGTAAGGAAACCACCACAACATGACTACCGAATCTACCGCTCTGCTCGCCCACATCCGCAACCTCAATGCCAAGACCCTGGAGTGGGTCGCCGCCGGCGAAGGTCGCTTCTCGACCACGATCGTCGAGGACGTGGAATTCTGGGCTGAGTCCGGAGTCCACACCGTCGAGGACTTCATCAAGTATGATCTCGCAACCGAGATCTACGAAATCACCAAGTCGGCGTATGGGTACCGCGAAAACTGGGGCAAGCTGATGGAACTTGAGACCTCGGAGCTGCAGGTGATCCTGGCCAATCTTCAGAAATCCGTGCGGGCTGCCGCATATGCCATGGCCATGGCCGACTCCTATCACGAAGAGGAACAACGGCACGACGACTGGATGACCTCCGTTGTCGAAGACCGCTACATGGATCTCGCTGAGGCCGCTGGATACTGATATGCAACGCGGAGACCGACTAAATATCACCAAGACCTGCAACGACAAACCTGTCACGCTGTCTTACTTGGTACTCTCTGTAAAGAAAAACATCATCACCGTAAGAACTCCTAAAGGATACATTGCACGTCTTAACATCAACAATTTTACCACCATTAAGTAATGAAAATCAAACGCAACGGAAAGTCGACCTCATACCAAATGCTCAACTCTCAAGAAAAGAGAATGGTTGATAGGGCTGTCACTATGCTTTGGAGTATTTACCTCTCAGTTATTCTGTGTATCATTTGCATTCTTTACTTTGCATGTAAATTCATCCTGTCATTTTTCTGAAAATTGTTTACATTTTGCTTACATCCTGTTAGAATAAATTCACGCCACCTAATATGAAAACATTTGAAAACGTACTATCCGCTCTGAACGAAATTGCCGCTGTTCCTGGCAAGAAGGACAAAGAAGCGCTTGTCAAGAAGCATCTTGAATGTACACCTGACTTTGAAAAGGTTGTTGTGTTGATGCTGAATCCGTTCAAGCGATTCTACATCAAGAACTTTGAACCAAGCGCTTATCCGATTGACCGCAATCCATATGCAGTTTTTGACGCTCTTACATCGCGCACGCTTTCAGGTAATGAAGCGCGTCTTGCATGCGGCCAACTCGTTGAGTCTGGATTTCCAGCTGACCTTATGATTCGCATTCTCAACAAGGATCCCAAGGCGGGCTTCGGTGAGTCGACCGTCAACAAGGCAAAGAAAGGACTTATTCCTGACTTCCCTTATATGCGTTGTGCACTACCAAAGGATGCTAAGTTCTCTACTTGGGATTGGAAGAAGGGTGTGATTTCGCAGGAAAAGGCTGACGGAATGTACTGCACAATCAACAAGTCCAATGGAGATATTGCAATGATGTCCCGCAGCGGCAAGCCGTTTGACACCGATTCATTCACGGCCGTCGTCGAAGCTGCAAAACGATTGCTTGATGACAATACACAGACCCAAGGCGAGCTTCTTGTGGTCAATGCTGCCGGTGAAGTTCAGCCGCGTGAAATTGGTAATGGCTTGCTTAACAAGATTGCACAAGGCGGAGTATGGCCCGCAGGCATGAGTCCAATTTACCGCGCATGGGATCAAATCCCTCTCGCTTCTGTCACAACGAAAGCTAAGTATAATGTTGGATATGCTAAGCGTTTGGCTGCACTCTTCAAGCAACTTGATTACAGCGCGTGTGATGCTCTCGCATTGATTGATACTCGATTTGTCAAGTCAATGGACGAAGCAAAGGCACACTATCGTGAAATGCTCGAAGCTGGCAAGGAAGGTACTATCCTGTCTGAGCCGAACGCTCCATGGGTTGACAGTACTTCCAAGTTTAAGATCAAGTTCAAGATGACCGCCACCTGCGAACTCAAGATCACTGGCTGGCGGCCTGGCAAGAATAAGAACAAGGATCTGTTCGGCTCGCTGATTTGTGAATCGTCCGATGGTCTGCTTGAGGTCGCTGTCTCTGGCTTTAAGGACGACCATCGTAAGGAAATCTTCGAGAGCATGGACAGTTACATCGGCACGGTCATGTCGGTTGATTCTAACATGATCATGGAACCTTCGCGTGACGGTAAGAAGTGGAGCTTGTTCCTTCCGCGCTTTGCAGAATTCCGTAAGGATAAGACCGAAGCCGATTCGCTCGATAAGATCAAGGAACAATTTGAAGCTGCCATCGAGCTTGTATGAAATCCAAAATAACGACTGCTGATTGTGTAAACGCTCTGCTTGAATACACTCGTAAGTATGGCATAGCTTTTTCATGGAAACGAAAGTCCAAAAAGACCGTAAATGGAATCATCATTCGCGAATTTGAATACTGTTGTGACAAAGCAATAGTCCATGAACAGGACGGTAAGATTGATGTCATCGAAGTACTTTTATACAGTCTTGTTGATGGTAAGCTCCATTCCATTCATGACCGGCCGCTGGTTTCAAATACGCCTATCATATCGACAATGAACGCGCGTGAGACCGTTGTCAACGAGTGTGCACTTCGAGGACATATGAAACCGATTAACACTGATGTGTTTAAGTGTTCTGATTTTACTCTTTACATTCATTGGGGACGTATTGATTACACAGATCGTCGTAACAGCGGTCTTTATGGAATGATTGCCATCCGCGAATATGCTTCCAAAAGCGAAGTTGTTGTGTTCTCTCTCCTAAACATAAACGAAGAAATCGTTCATAACTTTCTTTAATTAAATGACAGACGAAGAATACTTTAAGTGGCATGATGCTTATGAAAAGACAGGTTATCACCATAGCCGAATTCTAAAGGGAATTCGTGATGACATCCATATCATCGCGATTCCGACAGGACGAAAGCAGGACCGATACATCGAAGGTTTTGTGATTCGTAGTGGAAATGAAAATGTATTCCCGGTTGGATACGTTTCATTAGGATGGATCGCTGAAGCATTTGAATTTGATGATTCCCTCAAAATAACACTATCACCTAAATGAACAATCTAATCCAAACGGTTACCGACTGGCTTATTGCTAGTCATAGTATTTCAATGGCAGGGTGGGCATGGCTTATTGTTATCCCAGCCGCTCTAATCATAATGATTATCATTATGTACTTCTTAATACTTTTAATATTAGCATCATTCGCATCTTCATTCAGAATATTCTAAAATATGAGCACCAAATACACCAAGAAAATCAAGAAACTGGCAAAGGACAGAACTACACTTGCAAACACCATCTTGAATGATGATGAGCTTGATCTATATACACGGTTCAGCACTATTTCAAATGCTAATCTAATGAAGTCATACGGTTGGATCATTCATCCGCTGCAGGAGGAAATTAAGCAGCGGTTTCCTCGAAACGATGAACAGTATTACCACATCGATGAGGCGGAATACTTCACATCTGATCATCGCGGCGCAACGGTCGATTTTGCTAATGTTCTTGATTGTGTCTATGACGATGCGCAATACAGTTACATGGAGTTAAATCATCCGGATAACAAGTATGGACGTCTACCTGATGGAGTTGACATCAGAGATCTTAAAGTCAAGATTGGCCGCGTCAAGATTGGATCTCATGTAAAAGATACCTCTCATGACGTCTATATGACCGTCCGCGAGTTTGAAGACATGCTTCTTGAGATTGCTAAGAAACACCAAATTGTATCCTTTACCTATGATTGGTAATGTGTATACATAATGTATGAACGATAGTTTCACAGTCAACGGAGAGCTACCTTTACTGGGTGCTCAGGCAATATCGACGTCCAGCGGTAACGTGGTGGTTCAGCTGAGATGTCCTGCAGGCTTGTCTATGCTGACAGGCGATGATGCTCTGCGATTAGCAGAAAATATTCGCAATCAGCTAAACTCCGTTGGCTTTGAGTCTTTTCGAGTTAAAGAATGGAAAGCTGCATTAGCTGCTGAGTTGCGAAATAAGACAGATGAAGAATTGCAAAAGGAACTTGAAGCATGCGGTTGCAAATTCGCCCATGAAGATGATGCCGGAAATCCCATCTCGCCGGGAGTACCTTTCGCGTAGAAAACTCACCGAAGACACTGCCATGTCTTACCAGGAATGGCAGGACTGCGGATATGCAGTAATTCGCAGCGAAAAGAGCGAAATCCGGGATTTGACGGGTATACCCCAATTCACGATCGAACAAGTGACGAAAATTAAGAAATTTCGTAAATTCCGCTAAAATTTCTTAATTTTTGTGAATTTTCTTGTTTACATCCGGTCATTTTCCGTTTATAATGATTCTGTAAGGAAACCACCACTACAAAATGTATCGCCCTCGCTCAACACCTGAACTCGCTCTGGCCGCAGCTAAAGAATATATCCGCGAAAACGGTCCTATTGAATTCGAAGGTATGGACTGCAACGACTATCTTGAGGAGGAAGATTTGTTTCCCTGCACCGGATGGGACGGAGTCGACCGTCGTTGTGACTGTGGTAACCACCGTGTTTCATGGGAAATTGAAAAGACCCTCAACGGTACTTTCTGTGCTGTTGCCCGCACTCATTAACTAAAAAAGTTATTTACATCCGTTCGTTTTCCGTTTATAATAATTCCGTAAGGCAACCACCACTACAAAATGAATACCGATTACGATACTCCCGAACAAGCCGAAGCCGCCGCTAAGGCGTATGCCGAAGCAAATGGCGGCTTTGATACTTTTGACGGCATGAACTGCAACGATTATCTCGATGATGATCAGCCTGAATGCATTGGCTGGGATGGCATCAGCCGTCGTTGTGACTGCGGCAACCGCCGTGTTTCATGGGACATTGAGCAGAACTCAAACGGCAAGTTTTACGCTGTTGCACGCGCTTACTAATTTTAATCATCACATAATATGAACTTCTCAGTTTCTTCTTTCATGCCGCCTAAAGGCACAATGATCAGTCGACCGATGACCTATGCAGAACGCAAGGCCCAAGGCCGCAAAGGTTACGCTCGCCACGTTATTCGTGAATTGCTAGAGCTGCGTTATTGGGTTGGCATGAATGACTTCGAAGCCCAAGCAAATAAGACTAAAATCATCATTTCTTTCAAAGGTGATCTTGCGGCTATCAATTTTCGATACACAACCGGCGCATTTAAATTTACTCCAATCGTTTGTCCACTTTTTGATAAGAACGATGGACGATACACGCTTGACCAATGGCTAGCATCTCAGGATCCTTGTCTTGGTGCACGTCTGCTTAAGAACGCACGCAAGCAAATCCGCGACCGTAAGAGCCGTGAAGGCGTAAAGAAAAAGCAGGTTTACACTGAACCTCACTCCCCAATCGAATTTGATGAATTCGTCTGATTCACTATCTCAAAACACAAAAATACATAACACAATGAAAGTAAAATACACAGGACGCGGAGCAACACTCACCAAATATGCTACTTATGAAGTGGTTGAGAACGTTGATGCTATTGGATACTTTAAGATTCGTAATGACCATGGCAATATTCAATGGTATGCGATGAATCAATTCTCCGAAGTTAAAGACAACCAGAAAAATGTCGTTAATAACCATCTTGTGAATAAGATTGAACGCGAGCTTAAGGAGACCGAAGAGCGCATGTCAATTCTCCAAAAGGAACTTGAGAACGCGAAGAATCCTCCAACAAACAACATCCTTCTTCGTCAATCACGTCTCGATTCCGAATGGAGTGCTGATGCTTTCAATATTCTTGACGACTTTGCTGATCAGTTTGGTGGAATTGTTCCCGAACTCAATCGTGGTTTAGCTTTTGACATTACGTCCAAAGGTGATGGCATCGTTCTTGACAGCGATTATCGTTGGGAAATTTGCCAAGATGGCGGCCGCCAAGTTCTTCTAATTCTCGATAAGTGAGTTATGACAGGGCAACTTCCAAGACCAGGTAGTGTTTGGAGGCAGACCGCTCTTAATCGGCAAATGCGCGTGATCTATTCAGGAATGGATGAGATCATTGCGCATGATGCCGAAATGGCCGATCGCCTTGAACATATTGTTTCATGGGTGGGTACCGCTGAACAATTTTCTGAACTCTTTGAGCCAGGAGATCCATCTAAATTCCCTCAGACCGCAAACGCATGAAGAATCTTTACTTTATTCGTCACGGGCAAAGCGTTGCAAACGTCGATCCTTCGCATTACTACACTCAGCATGATCATCTGATTGGTCTTACTGATCTTGGACGTGAGCAAGCAAAAGCAGCAGGCGAGCGTGTATCTTACTTGGTACAAAACCGACCATTCACAATTGTACATTCTCCGTTTGTGCGTGCAGCTGAAACAGCTTCGATCATTGACAAGCAATGCATTCTTGAAGGTAAATATGCAAACGTCCATGAATCACCTCTCCTATATGAGCGTAGCTGGGGTAACCTACGTGAACTTGTTGATAGTCCTGAGTTGGAGCCTGACATGCATTTTAACTTCTTCTATCGCCCATTAAGCGGAGAGAGTTTTGCCGATACATATGTTCGTGTTGTGGCATTTATGCAAGAGATTAGAACCAATCGTTACTCATCCGACGACATTGTGATTGTTGCACATGGCGAATGGATTCGATTGGCGCTGATGTATCTACATGGACATAGCGTGGACTTCTTTAATCGCTATCACAAGAATCCTGAAAACTGTAAGATCATCATTGAACAAATTGAATAAAAGTTGTTTACATTTTACAAAATTCCGTTTATAATACTGTTGTATGGATACCGATAAGATCATTAACACTGATGTTTTAGAATTTGCTACGCGCTCTCATCTTGGACAAGTGCGCCGGTTTAATAACGAACCGTACATCACTCATCCAATTGCTGTTGCTAAAAATGCAAAGGTATTGACAATTGGATCTGATATTGATCATTCTTTGCTTGAAAAGGTCGCATTGCTTCACGATGTTCTTGAGGACACTGATGTCACGTATGAAGAATTGCGAGATAACTTTGGTGAAACGGTTGCGGATTATGTTCAGCGCCTAACCAAAATTAAAGGTGAAACATACCTTAGTTCTATCCTGCGTGCTAAGGAAAAGGCTATCACTACAATTGTTAAGATTGCTGATAACATTCATAATCGCTCTGATCTTAAGCCTGGGACTTTGCGCGATAAGTACGAGATGTCAATTTACATCCTTAGTAACTAATCCATTTACATTACGGTCAAAGTATATTATAATAAGCTTATGGAAAACAAAATTGAACTCTCAAGAGAATCTTTGCTGTCTGCACTAGGACGTGACGTTTGCGAAATTGGATTTACAAAGAAGGACGGTAGTGAACGTCTTATGCGTTGCACACGTGATTTGAAACGAGCTCCACACGCGCCAGTTCCGAAGAATGAAAACTTCGAGGATAATCCAGACATCATTCGTGCATATGATCTTGAGGCTGAAGGATGGCGTTCGTTCATCGTCGCTAATGTTAAGACTGCAATCGTACTCGCATAATGGATCAGTGGAGTCAAAATTTTGCGCTTGCTGAATTTGTCGGATTAAAGCCCGATGAAGTTACCGGCAAGTGGATTGCAATTGGATCTAACTTCCATGGGTATGATGATGAAAACCGTCTTGTCATCATCCCCGATTTTTACAATAGCCTCGATGAACTACGTTGGGTCAATGTAACACTGACGCATAAGCAGCGTATTGCAGCGGTTCAAGCGTTGTGTGTTATTTGCGATGAAGTATATGGCAATTCAGAAATCGCACCATCTGATGTTCTTGATCCGGTTGAGATGACAGTTATGTTCCTTTCTTGTCCGCCTCATATGCGAACTGAGGCAATCCTCAAATCACTTGACCTTTGGGTAGAGAAGTAATATGATATCCGAGAAAATTAACGATCAAATCAATATACACTGTGGTACGATTGGCATGAATTATTATGGCAGTCTTGACGCTATGCATATGGCCGAGAAGACATTGTCTCCACGTGAATGGATGACATACATAAAAAAGCTTGAAGAAGCTGTTGGGTCATATGAAAGACCCAAAGGCATACAGCATGCGCATTCATATCAAAAGGCTACCGCATTTTACCAAACACTAAACGAATATGGCAAATCTGTTTAATAAGTCAGGCAAAGTCCACTGCCCTGATTTTAAGTATACAGGCGAAGAACCCGATTGGCACAATTGGGAAAAGTGGACCGTTGAAAAGTTCTATCATGTGCAAGGACGTGCACTGCGATTCTATAACTACTATCTTGATAGCGGTTCTTTTAAACCAATTGTCCTTGCATGGATGAAAAAGAATGGCTACAGTAAAGAAGAATGTAGCCTAATTAAAGAATCATCTCCGTGGTATTTACCGACGACTGTTGGTAAGTTGATTCGCATGATGGATATGGGAATGCCTAGTATTCATCCACATGCCGAAGAATACTTTCAGACATTGGAGACATATAACTCTGATGATGAGAAACCTTTGGTTCCTAAGGATGCAACTGATGTTGTTAATGCAGAGATTCAAAAGGCACTAAAAGCAATCTCTATTGATTCACGAACTGCTGTTGAGACGAAGCCGCAAAGCGAAAAAAGAAAGATCACGCCGCTTGATCGTATTCGTGAACGTGTTCAAAAAGATATCCTTGTGTATCTTGACGAACTCCTAGATCGTTGGACCGATACTTCAAAAGGAATTGCCACAATTAACTTGGGCAATATGTTGCGCGATCAAAAGATTCCAGCGCAAGGATTGGGTGATATTCTTAAATGGGTCGACCGTCATCTTGAAGAATATCGCGCTGCTTACGAAAAAACCGATCCTCAAATTGTTGAAGGATATTCATACTTATCTAAGCCAAACTTGCGCAAGATTGTATCTATTCTTGAGACTCTCAAGGCAGACACGCAATCGCACGGCAAGATTAAGAATGCACTGCGTAAGCCACGTGCCAAGAAGCCTAAGGCTGCAGATAAGCAAGTGCAGCGTCTTAAGTATCAAGCTAACTCAGCTGAGTATGCATTGGAAAGTGTTGCACCATCGCGTATTCCATACGCACAACGGCTATACATATTCAATACCAAGACACGCCAAATTGGTGTATACTTTGCAAGTGGTAATAACGGCTTTGAAGTTAAAGGTACTTCACTTAAAGGATTTGATGAAGCACTTAGCTTTCATGCAACACTACGTAAGCCTAAGGATATTCTTACAGGCGTACTATCAACACATCCTAAGAAGCTCGATAAGATCTTTGATGGAGTTAAGATTACTAAGAAGAAGGCTAACGGCCGTCTAAACGAACACACAATCATCCTAAAAGTACTTGAACATAGACCATGAAAACACCTACACCAGAATCAGTTATTAACCTACTTACCAAATCAGACCTAGTCTCTCAAGTTGAGTCTTTAGTGCGTACCGAAAGCATGGGTTATGCTGAAGCAATTGTGCACTTATGTGACTCAAAAGGTATCGACCCTGAAGACGTTGCAAAGCTTGTTAGCGGATCTCTTAAAGAAAAGCTAAAAGCAGAAGCACAACGCAATCATCTGTTGCCTAAACCAAACAGTCTATTTGGATTTGCATGATACGTGTATCAGCCGAAACAAATATTACTCCATTTGATGTATGGAGTACATATACCGCAATGACTTTACATTTTCGTAAGGACAATGCATACGATGCTTTTCGGTTTAATTTCAAAGGACCGCGATGCAAGCGTGAAACCTTTATGGCGCATCGACAACGGTATGCGTTTGAACGTATCGCGCGCGCGTACCCACATAAGAATACATGCATTGAATACTTTCTTGCAAACCTGCTTGACGGTAATACTTGGATTGGTTCAATGAATGATGATTCTTATGTAGGTTGGCAAGGTCGCGTTCAACGAATGGATTATGACTTCCGTTCTGCAATGTCTGACCTAGCAAACAATGCAAGTTCTTTTGACTCTATCATCAAGCCATCTTTACGCGAAGACCTTCCACCAATTTACCTTGCATACACGCGAGGTAAACTCTCAATTGAGACATTGGTAATACTTGATACCTTGGTGAACTATACATCAAGTATAAATAAATTTGTGAGCGACCCGTTAGAGATTGTCTCTGACATTACCTACCGTGTCGCTTGCTACAAGCCCTTCTTAAGATCAAAAGTTGACCTTACTAAGGCGAAAAAAACTGTATTAAATTTGTTTACATGTGTAAACAAATAATATACAATAACATACAACGCAATACAACACAATACACAAACACACATATGTCATTTGATAAACTAAAGCAAAATCGTGCAGCAGCTATTTCCAAATTGGTAAATGCCGCTGAAAAAGTAACCAGCGCAAAAACATACGGCGATGATCGCATGTGGGCGCCTACGGTTGATAAGACTGGTAACGGATATGCTATTATTCGTTTCCTCCCTGCTAAGGAAGGTGAAGATCTTCCATGGGTTCGTTATTGGGATCATGGATTCAAAGGCCCAACTGGCCGTTGGTACATCGAAAACAGTTTGACTAGCATTGGTCAGGTTGACCCAGTTTCCGAGCTTAACTCTGTTCTTTGGAACAGCGGGAACGAAAAGGACAAAGAAGTTGCGCGCGATCGTAAGCGTCGTTTGCACTATGTCTCTAACGTCCTAGTGATTAGCGATCCAGGTAATCCTGCAAACGAAGGAAAGGTTTTCCTTTATAAGTACGGGAAGAAGATCTTTGACAAAATCAACGATCTGATGCAACCACAATTCCAAGATGAGACTCCGGTTAATCCGTTTGACTTTTGGGGTGGTGCAAATTTCCGTTTGAAGATTCGTAACTTCGAAGGATACCGCAACTATGACAAGAGCGAGTTTGATAAGCCATCAGAATTGTTTGACGGCGATGACTCTCGACTTGAAGAAGTCTACGGACAGTTGCACAGTCTTAAGGACTTCGTCGATCCTAACAACTACAAGTCCTACACTGAGCTTAAAAAGAAGCTTATTGAAGTTCTTGGTGAAGAAGCAGTGAATGGATCTGCATCTGTTGCAAATACTCCTGTTGCTGAAATCAATGTCGGCCGCAGTGTTGAAGCACAATCTGCTCCAGCTTCTAATAGTTCGTATGACGATGTCAACGATGATATCCCAACATTTACTTCCGATACAACTTCGGACGGTGAGGACGATGATATCAGTTACTTCGCGAAACTTGCACGCGGTTAATACATTTTAGACCGCATATAATCCCATGGCGCTGCCGGTTAATATTGGACCGGCGGCGCCATTTACGTTATTATTGACATTGCTGTTCGAGACGTTGTGTACGTCTCCACCTTTGTTTATGTTATTGTTGATGATTGTAACCGGTGCAGCAACTCCTCCATTTGATATAGCGGCCGCGGTTTGTTTCGGTATAGGCGTAACAGCAGCGGGCTTTTCAATCCCTACAGTGCTAATAACCTTACCAGTCTTCGGATCCATTCCAGCATATTCATAAACGCTAGCTGGAATTGCTGCAGCTGCAAGGTTAATAGGATCATACCATGACTTTGTCGTATCAGGCTTAGGTAATACGTTTTGAAGAATAGTCTTTATTAAGTTCGATGATACATCAACTGTTGATTTAAGCAAATTTTCCATTTCTTGTGGAATAGAGTTAAACCATTTACCAATCTTAGAGACAGCTAAAAATACTGAATCTTTGATCTTGTTGATAAGATCGTTTCTAGCTTGTAAAATAGAATTAAAGAATTCTTGAAATGAAAATCCATCTAAAGCTGCGGCTTCGTCGGTTTGCCCAAATACTGTTAGGAGCCACGAAACTGCTCCTTTCATCATGTTCATTATTCCCCCGACGACCATTATTTGAAAACCAGCCAATCCGAATTTATCAAAGGATTCCTTTAGCTTAGTGAATGAAAATTCTGTTTTTAGATATTCAACAAAATACTCAAGCGTGTCAAAGATTGCATCAACACCAGTTGTTAAGAGTTCACTAAACGAAAAACTATCAAGTGCTTTAGATACTGATTCAAAACCAAGCTTCTTAAATGCCCAAGATAAACCATCTTTAAGCAAGTCCGCTACAGAACCAACAAGTGAACTTAATAGACCGCCGATTCCACCTCTAACTGCACCTAGTATTCCTTCAGCTTTATATCCTTCTATTGCAGCTGATATAGTTTCAAATGCAGTGATGATGATTGTCAAAGGTAATGCTAGCTTACCTAAAATTCTACCAAACCCTTTTCCGATTTTATAGAAAAAGCTAAACTTTGATAATAGCTTACCTATATCATCAATGAAGCTAAGCTTTCCGCCTCCCCTAAAAAATGAAAAGGCTTTTTGTATAAATTCTAACCCTTTACCGACGAAGGAAAATATACCTTTGTCTTTAGAGAATAGCTTAGCAAAAGTATTTTTAGAGAATGACTTTACTTTATCAACTATTCCAACAGTGTACTCTTTAATTTTGTTAGCTTGTGTACTGACAAATTTTGATACGTCATCAATGAATTTTCCTACACTCGTTTCTTTGAAGCTAGTTGTCATCGACTTAACCCACTTCGCAATTCGAGTCTTCTTAATCATTTTTACAATCTCCTCAACAAAACCGACGATTGTACCTAGCCCAAATATTCCAGTTAATAGAAGATTTCCGAAAATGCCTTCATTCAGCTTACTCTTAACGTCCCCAAAGGTAACAGAACTAGTCGCCCTATCGCTGCTCTTATTATCGTTTGCGCGCAAACGAGCTTCCTCTGCGTTTTCTCTGTCGTTTTGTATAAGCTGAAAACTGTTCTTAACAATGCTTTTTGATACTTCAAGCATGTCAGTCAAAACTTCACCGATATATTCTAGCAGCACTGGAACATCAGAGACGAGCTTTTTAGACGCATCGCTGGCCAACACGTCTTTATGCGTTACAACTTCATCTAGCAACAGGTCTTCAGTTGCGTTGCTATCACGCAAATAATTGATGACAGTTGATAAATTCTTTTCGTCTGATAGCTCCACTGATGTTGCCATTTACTTATTGTGTTTTTTTGTTTTGCTCTTCTATGAAATTGATAAGGAGACTTACGTAAATTTCCCTCTCCCATGGCATCATATTTTCAACTTCAGTTAGACTATATTTATGCTGATGCATCAACGCAAAATTGGTCCTATAGATATTTTCTAAAGATTCATGTGAGAGGCATATTAGAAAAAAGATTGTATACCGCTTATTGTTTGAGAATTAACTGTTGAGCATGATGTACATTTAAAATTTACATCATGCTTTACCTTAGGAAGCCCTTCAATAAATTCCTCAATCTTTTTCATTTGAGTGCGGTTTAAAGATCCAATGAACGCTTCCATTTCCTCGCGAGTTGAATTTTCTTTAAGGTAAATTGTGCTTTGATCGTAAATGCTTTCAATGTTAGCAATGATTGTATCGGTCATCTGATCTGCGGTTGAAGCTTTTTGCTTCAAGGCAATTTTTGTGAGATCTCTCATGCACATTGGCTTCATGTTGACGCCGATCGTGTCTGTAAGTTGTATGCGTGAATTTGGTAGTTCTCCGCTTACTGTTATATCATCAAGGTTAATGTCAACCTTATTATCTGTCTTACATTCTTTACATTTAATACCAACGGTTGATACTTCGCCTACGCTCTTAGCGCGCAGCTTAATGAAAACATATTCCAAATCATATGGCGTAAGTTTATCTGGATTGATTTTACCGTAAGTACATGCCGAAACAACATCCTTAAGCGCATTCATAATTTGCCCCTGATCTTGGCTTTCTTGCGCAATAAGCAAAATCTTTTCTTCCTTTACAAGGAAAGGACGGTATTCAATAACTTCACGTGTTGAAGGAATCTCTAGTGTATACTTTGGAGATGAAATAATTGGTAAACTCATATTGTATATATCTTATGCTAAATTCGTTGAGATTGGACGTCCGTAGGATTCACGTTCATCTTTGACATTTTCAAAACGATCATATGTTAACGTGCAGCTAAACCTAGATACGGTTGACTCTGCGCTGTTATCAAGGAATAACCCCTTTGAAGCAATTGGGTATGCGCCTTTTAATATGACTGCATATACAACATCATCGTTTTCATTTAGCTGAGAAATCGTTACATTGCATTTATAGTCAGTTGCATATGAAGCAAGATATGATCCTTGGTTAATTACCTTTGCAGCCCATGCATCAATAATCTTTTTAGGCATAAAGTCGTTTGTAAGGTTAAACACAATTTCTACATCATCCTCATCGTATGCAGATGGTATCTTAACCGAATGATTCAATATAGCATATTCAAATGTGTTAATTACACGCCCCGGTATGCTGATGTTATCAACAAGAAAATTAAGATCGCTATAATTAACATCAACATCAAGTCTGATTGCGCTTAAACCCGCAAAGTCTACCTTAAAGCGGTTTGGTTTAGCCAAACCGCCTCGGCGACTTATCACTGTTTTTATGTCTTCTATTGTAGGCATCTTAGCTGTTCATGTCTGATACTAAATTCTTTGAAATGTTCCAAATGGTTCGGTTCTTTTCGCCAACAAAATCATCGGTTGGCATAAATAAAGCAATCTCCCATTCAGACGGTGGAATCTCAACTGTATGACTACGCACGTGCTTGTAAAGATAATGTTTAAAGCATGGTGCAAACGCGCGAAGTTTTCTTACTTGGGACAAAGTGCTGTATGCTAAACGGAACCGTGTTGTCTCATCCATCTTATCATTATTAAGAAACTGCTGTAATTCATCAAAGAAAACGGCGCGGTTTCTTGGAGATAGGTAGTGGAGGTTGAGTCCATAAAAACCGCCTTCGGCTGGACCGACCATTAGAATTAACGGGAAGCGGTCATAATATGGTAAAGTGTCTTTTGTCTTTGGGTCATATAGAAACATAAACATACGACCAATCAAAGGCTTCTTTCGACGCGTCAATGACGAGTCTTGAAGGATACTCTTTGACGTGATGTTCGTCATGGTACGAAGGCGTCGCATAAACCATTTACGGGACTTTTCGGTGTATGGGGTAATCCCAGCACGTTCAGCGCGGTCCTGTATCTTGGTAAATATAGATGCCATATTTATATTTATGTGAACTCTTTAAAGTATCTTTATTCCTAAAGACTTGATAGTGCGCTCAGTCCACACCTCAAATATACATCCACGATCTTTTGCATATTCATCAGCAGCGTCCCATTTGGATATGTTCTTTACATACGTCATAACTTCTTTGATGTATGCTGGAGTCTTACGCTGCCTGATCTTAGGCTCCTTTGTTTCCTTTTCAGGCTTAATTTCGATTAAGTAAGTTTGACCGTTGTTGAATGTTACTTTAAGGTCAACGAAATATCGGTGTACTTTGTTGTCAGTCTTACAGCGGTATGGTATGATGACTTCCTCGCTACTCCATTTTTTAACGTTTTGATTTTCGTCCAACCATTTAAACACAGCACGCTCCCACGATGAACGGTATGTGACTTTTGTATGATCACCGTCATACTTTGAAGGGTTTTTTGGTCTGTACTTACCACGATAGGCCATATAAATAATGTATATTTATATGGCCACTGACCCTCTTATACCGTCAACCGAAAGCTTGATGAGAAACTCTCAGTCTAGTTCTGAGTTGGCATATCCTTTAGAGCTTAAAACTGATTTTAGAGAAAATAGGCCTATTATAGCATTTAAGTGTAACCCTCGTAATGTATCTGAGTCTACGCGCTATGCTTGCTTTCCTATACCTCAAGGATTAGATTTTTCGGACGGTGCTAGTTATGATGATTCATCATTAGGTGTAGTCGGTTCAGCTGTGTCTGCGCTTGCATCAAATATAGCCTCAAATGGTATCACCGATTTTGCTAAATCATTAACAGTTGAAGGTGCAATCGACAGACTTAAAAACAATTTAGGAAATCCTGGATTAGCTAGTATGGGCATACAAGCAATTAATAATATGCCAGGGCTAAGTCAGCAGGTTAAGTCTGGCATAGGCATTGCGATGAAAATGACTGTTAATCCACACGTGACAACTGAGTTCACTGGTGTAGGAACACGTTCATATGGATTTAAGTTTAAACTAATTGGGTCAACCAAACCAGAGTCAGACGAAATTAAAAACATATGCGAATTGTTCCGAAGAGGACTATATCCAGAGGCAGACATATTGGCTTTAAAATATCCTCCTACATGGACCGTTCGATTTTTAAGCAACGGCGCTGACATTGAATATTTACCAAAGATATGGGAATGCTATTTAACATCGCTAAACGTTTCATATAACGGAAGCACAAACTTATGGCATGAAGATGGATCGCCAATTGAGTGTGATATCTCAGTATCATTTAAAGAAACAAGATCGCTAACATACAATGATATTATTGCTCTTGAAAAGAATGACTTTGATAAAATTCCAAAAGGAACGCAGCCTAAGGGTTTTATAAATCAAGTTACAATTAACCAGAATGAAGTACTTCCAACAACTACCTAAGACACGCTATGACGTAACTGGAAATGGCGAGTTTACGGTCCTAACTGACATCTCTAGAAATTTTAAAGTTAGAGAGGGAAACATCTCTAACAATTCATCGTATATGAATCACATCATAAGCGATGGTGAAAGACCAGACGTCACATCATACATACTGTATGGCACCGCAAACTATCATTGGACATTCTTCGTCATTAATGAGAATCTTAGGAAAGGTTTATCTGAATGGCCAATGTCACAGTATGAATTGGATACATTCATATCTGACCGATACAACCAATATGCGTGTTTAACATTTAGCCCAATTTCTTCAGTCTCCGCTGAAGTAGGTAACATTGCTTTTGTTCCATTTAACACAAAGTACAATAAAGATCTGTATGTTGTTCCGGTAGATGACAACGGTGATGAAGTTGTGTTTGGAGGAAACCAAAATCCAAAATGTTATGTTGAAAAATATGATGCACTGAGAAATCAGTTAGTATTAAGACGTTCATCTTTAGCTTGGACTGGAAATTATGTTGTCGAAAATCTAGTGCAGTATACAAAATTCAAAATTCGTATGGATGAAGATTCAACATACTATGATGAATTCTATGCTGCATTAGCTGATTCATACGCGACGATATATGATCTTGAAGATCCGTCGGATTTAACATATGAATGTGCAGTTGATTCAACGGCCAATAAGAATACATTTAACTATGGTCTGTATAAGAACGCGCCGTATATCTTTTATGACATAAACGATGATACACAAAGCTTAACGCATTATGAAGTCCTATCATCGTCAGGCGCATATACATCATATGGACGAATGACATACGCTGAAATGGAAGAAGTTCTTAATAATCGAAAAAGAACAATAAGAGTTATAAATCCTCTTAATGTTGCGGATTTTTCTAGAGAATACATGGAGGTTGTAAGAAATGCCTGATTCATACGTCGTACCTGCGATTCATTCGCAAAACACTCCACGTGGATTAGATAATAATTCCGCGATCATACCATCTTCATATAAGGTTGAACATTTCCTTATAACCAATCAGTATGGCAAAACTTTAGATATTAGAAACCTAGTACAAAGCTTCACCATCACTGAGGAAATTTATTCTTCAATCATTGTCTTAAATGCTGTTATACGTGACAACATTAATTTCTTTGAAGAGTTTGCAATATGCGGTCAAGAAATTATAAAGGTGCGCCTTAGTAAATCTGAAGGTCCTGAAGGCGATGGTGCTCTTAGCGTATTACGCATACGCGATCCTCAAGAGATAGACCTATACTTAACAGTTAAGGAATACCCGAACTATGTAAAGTCAAATGAAACTTTAGATGCACAAATTTACAACATAGTTGCTATTTCAGAACATGCTTATTTAAGTAACCTACATCGTATCGGTCGAAGTGTACATGGTAACACTGTTGATAATATTTGTGCAATCTTCACAAACGATTTAAACATTCCGGCTGACAAGATAGTTAAGCCTGATAGCAAATATGCATGTGTTTCTCAATTTGATGGAGTCATTACAATCCAAAGCCCGCTACGCGCTGTCGAATGGTTAAGAAACAAGTCTTATGACTTTAAGTCTTCTCCGTTTTATGTCTATACGACAATAAGAACAAATAAGATCATAATTAAATCATGGTCACACATGATCGACAATGAAAACTTATATCCTGACTCTAAGTTTGCATATAAGTTTAAAATGTTTTCGACCGATAAACCGCTAACACAGTCTTCGTATGCAGAAAACATGGCAAGGATATTATCTATCAAGTCTAACATCAAATTAGATAAATTATCTCAAGCTACAAAAGGCGGTTTTGCAAACACAACACAGATCACTGACTTTGGTGTTAAGACATTTGTTGATAAACTGTTTAACATAGATAAGGATAAAGAAGTCAAAGAAAATCGCATGATGCGCGATAACATGAACTTCAAGCTAACTGATTGGGGTAAGTCGGTTTCATTCTTAAATGGCTTATCTCTAACACAGGAGCCAACATTTAACATGGCGGCTTTACATCATGCAAACATTACGCAAGTGTCAACTGTGGCTGGTAGCAATAACGCAAACACGCTGCATGAAAACTATTCAAACGCTGTAAAATCATACCTAGCAAATATAGATTCACAATCGCATGAGATTGTTGTGTATGGGGATTTTGCTTTAAACCCAGGTAAGAAAATACGCATAGAAATTCCAAAGGCCGCAAACATAAAGAAGTTTTATGATGATGTTAAAAAGAAGCCTGAAGAAAGCGACGACAAAGATTATAGCTTAAGTGGTTATTATGTTGTTGCAGTTGCGGTTCATACATTTGAGAATGGTTACTACACAACACGCGCAAAAATAATTAGAGATAACGTATGATAATTAATGATTGGTTTGTTGGTATAGTTGAAGACGTAAATGATCCTACAGGACAAGGTCGTGTTCGTGTTCGCTGTCTTGGTTATCATACGCCTGACCGCACGCAGTTACCCACAATAGATTTGCCTCTTGCCACGGTAATGCTTCCAACTACGTCAGCAAGTGTTGCTGGCATTGGTATAAGTGCAACTGCATTGGTTCCAAATACATGGGTGTTTGGATTTTTTAGAGATGGTCAAGAACTGCAAGATCCTGTAGTTGTCGCAACAATCGCGTCCGCGAGTGGTTATGATGTTGGGTTTGACGTGACATCAAACATGGGATATGGCGATCCGCATAAGACATTTGGTTCTTTCCTGGGTAATGATATTCCTCCTGAGGCAGGTACATTAACTGCGCCTGGAGCATCAACTGTAATGAATAGTTATGGTGCAGGAAGCACCGCAACAGGAGTATACTCAAATGCTATACCAATAACGACATCCTTTGATTCTACGCAAACCCCGCCAACCATTGCTGGCGGGGCAGGTGATAAGTTAGCAGCTGTTGCAGAAAATGAATATCGACAAGGTATCATTGAGACGTCCGATAACCAAGGGCCTGGTATTCAGAAATATTGGAGCGCCACCGAATATCCAGGCGGATATTCTGCAAGGCAGGCATGGTGTGCAGCTTTCGCATCATGGTGTATAAGAACGTCTGGAGTTTTACCAGAAACAGCTCGACCAAAAACCGCAAAAGCGTTTGGTTTTGAAGAGTGGGCTGTAAATAAGCCATATGCACAACTTAGATTTAATCCTAGGTATGTTAAGAGAGGAGACATAGTGACGTTTGCAATATCTCACGTTGGGATCGCTAATAGTGACAGCGATGCAAATGGGAACTATACGTCAATTGATGGAAATACCGTTGGCAACAGAGTTAACATACGAAAAAGATCAATAAATAATACACGGTCAGCAATCACAATTATACCGTCTGCTTAATAACATATGAGTGAAGATGCATCTACATCCTGGAATCCGCCGCTACAAAGTGGTGGAACGGTATACCCATTTAATAGCGTAACACGCTCACGCTCAGGTCATATCCACGAGGTTGACGACACATTAGGTGCTGAACGAATTCATCGACAGCATAAGTCTGGATCATACGAAACATTTGTAGCCGACGGATCCCGCACTCTTAATATTCTTGGAGATGATTGGGTTACGATCATACGTGACGGTAAGATCTTTATTGGCGGAAGAGCGTCTATAACAATTCTTGGAGATTGTGAAACGACAATTGGAGGAAACTATAACCTATATGTTAAGAAAGATCTTAATCTTCAGGTTGATGGAAAAATAAAAACTAAAGTAAATGGTGGTGGGATTGCAGCTGATATTGTAGGAGATATCGGTGCTAACGTTTCGGAAAATTTAACCACAACCGTTCATGGAAATTCTGACACTAAAGTCATGGGTAACTCTAACAATATTGTTGGAGGCAATTCTAAATCAATTGTGTCTGGTGATCAGTCATCAATCGTATCAGGAAGCTGCGTTCAAATGAGCAGTGGAAAAAGCATAATGGTCAGTGGAGCATCAATGACCTTAGGCTCAAGCGGCGGATTGGAAATAGGATCTGGATCATCTGTTAACGTGAACGCTCCAGGAAATATGAATTTAGAAGCAGGCGATTTACGCGTCTCTGATAACGTATCGGTTAAAGGAACAACTGACGTGAAAGGTACAATATCTTCGTCATCAGACGTTTTAGCAAATAGCATATCTCTTCTTAGCCACGTTCACGTTGAGACCGGTGCATCAACCTTACCTCCAACAGGATAAACTATGTCAAAGACTATTTCTGCATTAAGTGAAACCGTAAAGACAACTTTCGGCGAGACTACAGCTAATACTTTAGCATTAAAGCCAGGTACTTTATTGGACCCAAATATGCTAAAGACATTGGCCAATCAGAGCACTGCAATGTCGTCTGATGGTCTTCAGGTTATTGAAGCCACGGTATCTGCATCTGGATTAAGTGTACCGTTGGCACAAGCATCATCGCTTATTGAGTGTGCGCAAAATCTAGAGGATAGGATTATAGCAAAAGTCATTGAAAAGGCTATGGAATATGTCTTATCAAACAGCGCTGCAAAAGAAGTTATTTCTACAGTCCAAATTGCTCTTGCATATGCAAACGCGGTAAACAGTGTGATTGAAACACTTAAGCAAATTAAACCGCTAAGTCTATTACAGCAGCTCATTGCCGCAAAGGCTTTGCAAGGAATACAACGCTCTGAGGCGATTGCAAAGATCATAGATACATTTGGCGATGTTGTTGATAACATCTATGATCTTGTAGCCGATCTGGATGTTTTAGATATATGTAATCTTCCGGACTATGATGCAAATGGAGCAGTTAAAGGATCCCCACTTCTTTCTCCTTCATCCGCGCCTATGTCTAGTCCATTAAAGGCAAGCATTGGAACGATTGACGAAAACTTAAATGAAGTAAAATACAACTATGATGAAGTCATGGTTGACATACGAGAGTATACGACTAAGGAAAACGGTGCAACCGATGAAGGAGGGTATTCATCAATGATTACGTCGGTTAATACTGTTGCTATGGCGTATCATAATAAGATACTTAATTCAAAGGATGATGTTCAAGATGCAGAATATTACACAAGCTATGTCACGAGCATAGATGTGGAATATAAAACACATAGCGGAGGCTGGAGTGAAACTGTTAGACAAGAATACTCACGCAGAACATCTGGCATAGGCCAAATCATAAAATCTCAGGCTGCCGTAATTCGAGCATACGGTATGCGAAATAGCAATATGGTTGCAACCGGCGCTCTTATATCCAAAGGAGTTACTTGGTACTCAAGTCCATACGGTGACTATACAACATTCCTAGATATTAAGCCAGCACAACGTCCACCTGAGCTAATTGCATATTGGGAAGCACGCGGTGAAAAAAATATAACCGGAAATTATTACACCAATAGCCGTGGTAAGACAATCAAGATTGGCACTCTTGATTATGATAACGCTTTTCATGGACCGTTTGGAGATAAGCTTATTAGCGACTTCTCATGTTCTAGTACACGTGTTCCAATTGGTAGTGTCCTTGCTCTTAAGAATCCAGATGGAACGCCATACAATCCAAGTGGTAAAAATCCAAGTGGAGTTTACACAGTGCATGACACAGGAAATATCGAATTGACATACAATAAAGTTGACATTTACACCGATACTCCAGCGGCATACCAAAAGTCAAACATGGCTGCAGTACAAGTCTTCCTAGTTTCACGTGGTACAAAGCTGGCACCTCAGTACAAAAAAGCTCAAGCTAGATACGGCGGAGGAAATGCAATATAAATAGATAATGAGCACTCTCCTATCAGATTACAATAAATCTGGATATGTCCCTACCCTAACGAGAGATATCATTTATTCGGATTTTGATATGGCTATGCATACGTATGCAGCCAATAATCTTAAAGGTGACATTATTCCTTTAACGGATATTGATGCTATTAAAAACTCAATAAGAAACTTAGTTCTTAGCGGTAAATATGATCGACCATTTCAACCTCAATTAGGCGCTGGGCTAAAGTCTTTATTGTTTGAGAATGCAACTGCAATCACTAAGATTGCAATTAAAGATGAGATTTACAATGTCATACGAAAATATGAACCTAGAGTTTCATCTTTAAATGTTGACGTCGCTGATACATCTTATGAAAATGCATACACTGTAACAATAACATTTGCGATCAATAACCAAAATCCTCAGAAAGTAGAAATCATAATTAATCGTTTAAGATAATGGCAAATACATTAAATACAACTGAACTCGATTTTGATCAGATAAAGTCAAATATCGTCGACTACTTTCAACAGCTTACTGATAGCAATGGTCAGCTGATTTATAAAGACTATAACTTTCAAGGTAGTGCACTAAGCACAATCATTGATATCTTAGCATACAACACACATTATAATGCCATGACTGCGCATATGGCAATTAATGAAAGCTTTATTGACAGCGCGCAACTAAGAAGCAGTGTCGTGTCGGCCGCTAAGCTATTAGGATATGTTCCTAGAAGCGCTACTTCATCAAAGGTTGATGCATACCTAAGAATAGGTGTCAGCGGAGCTAATCCGCCTACGACGCTATTCATTGATAAGAACACGTTGTTTAGCACAAGCTATAAAAACAAAACATATTACTATGTTCTTAAAGATGGTGTAACTTTAACTCGTGAAGGAAGCACATATAAGTATTTGATTGGTGGAGTAGAAAATAAAGTAACTCTACAAGAAGGACGTCGTGTAGTAAAAAGACTGTTAGCGAACGCATCAAATGAATATGAGCGATACATCATTGATGACGACACGATTGACATCAACACACTGATTGTTAGAGTGTATGCCAATCAAAACAATAATGCAGAGTCAGTTGAGTTTGTGAAGTATGATAATGTATCAATACCAAACGGCGACACAAACGTTTATTACATAGGCGAAAATACACTAGGCAGCTATGAAATTACTTTTGGTAATAACATCATTGGTAAAAAGCTATCGCCGCTAAATGTAATTGAAATTGAATACATCAGTTGCAATGGTGTTGATGCAAATGGAGCGCCTGGTCCGTTTATTCACCTTAACCCAACTGAATTAAACACAAACACAAATACGTTCAGTGTGACATTAACTGTGTCCTCTCCTTCAGGCGGGGGAAGTAATCGTGAGGCTATTGATAGCATACGTGCAAATTCAACAAGTAGCTTTGTTACTCAGAATCGCGCTGTAACCGCAGATGATTATCAAGCAATCATTAAGCAAGGGTTTGATAGCGATGCTAGTGTTAGCGTATGGGGAGGCGAAGATGCAATTCCTCCACAATACGGGAAAGTTTTAATTGCAATCAAAAAGAAAAATACTGCGGCACAACTATCAGAAGTTGAAAAGCAAATTGTGCGCAATCTTCTGTCTTCAAAGAAGGTGTTAGGTATTATTCCTGAAGTTGTTGATACTGAGGTTATTAACATAATGCTGGATGTCCTATTTAAGTACAATAGCAATATCACCTCTTTATCCAAAGCGCAGTTAGAGAATGCCGTAAGAAACGATGTCGTTAAGAAATATAATGATACCATGCTTAGCTCTTTTGGTAGTGTGTTTAGATACTCAGAATTTACACGATCAATTGATACATACAACTCTGCTATAATCAATTCGCACGTTCGTGTTTTCGTTTCAAAGAATTTTGAAATTGATCCTCTATCATATGGTGAATTCACGATTAAGTATGGAACTCCATTAACGATTGATGATGGGTATGCGATTGCATCATACTCAATTAGCGCACCTTGGCTATTGGACGGTGAAAATGTTTTCTTAGGTGAAAAAGAAAATCCTAATAACTCTACAGCGCGAACACTATACATCTATACGAAATCAAACGGCGTAGAAAACCCAATTCAAGACATTGGTTCAATTTACCTGAATGACGGAACTGTAAAGATTAATCCTTTTGGAATATCCGATGATGCATTTGACATAACTCTTGACCTAATCCCAATTTCAAATGACATCGTTTCAAGAAGAAACCAAATCATTTCAATTGATTACAATCGATGCAATGTCGTTGGCGCTGCAGACGAAATTGTTGTAGGCGGACTAAGTAAAGCAACTGCATATCAAACATTCACACGTGACCGATAATGTTAAACATATCAGACAGCGCTAAATCATTATACAACGAGCCTACAAAATCATCCTCGTTGTTTCCCGAATATGTTAGGGAGAGCGGATTTGAGATAGTTAAGTTTATCAAGCGATATTATGAATACTTAAATTCGGTTGGCGGTCCGTCAGCTGAAATTAATAGCATGTTTGATAATCATGACATTGATGAAATGTCAGATAAATATTTAAATGCTATACAGCTACAAATTGCAAAAGCAGTACCAAATAGTGTAGCATTAGATAAAAGAAGATTATACAAAGTAATCTATAACTACTATAAGACACGTGGCTCTGAAGAAAGTATTCATAGCTTCTTCAGGTTGTTTTACAACGAATTTGTTTCGGTATTTTATCCATCATCAGCACTGTTTGATTCGTCAAGCGATAAATCAGTTGCGTCTGATCGTTTTGTCTTACAGGATAGTTACTATTGGCAAAAGTTTTCGTATGAAATAAGAACGACAAATGATCCTAGCTTATGGATTAATGAGTTCATACGCTTTGTTCATCCTGCTGGATTAAAGCTCTTTGTTGCTATAGTCTTGGTTATGTTTAGCAGCAATGATTGGGAATCTTCTGTTGATACTTACATAACAGACTTTGAAAACGTATCGCCTGACGACTATTGGAAAAACATTGATCTTGATAAACTAATAAGACAAAACTCTCCTAAGTGGCAGGCTCCAACTTCGCTTGGCGCAATTTACGAAAATGGAACGTTCTTAAACGAGATTGATTTTCTTTTTAAGGTAACTATAGAATCGTCATCAAGCGATAGAACAACTACATATGCTACTCCTGGAATACTGCAGTCTGATCAATTGGGATATTCGTTAAGCGTATTACTTGACATATTGCTATATCTCGAAAGACCTGTTGATTTTAGAAGCGAATATCAGGCTCAACTTAAATTCTTTGATGAGTTAACTCCTACTATATCAGGATACGCTAACTATACAATTGCGCAAGCATCTGAATCATATTCAGACACAAATGCATGTGTGTTTAACACGTTATCGACATACACTGATCAAAATGAATATGATGAGGCCTTTATAGAACTTGGTTCCTCATCACTGACGGATTGGAATAAAAGCACTATAGATAACACGTCTGAATCGGGTGTGCCTGATTCGACTTTAAGAAGATTTCAAACAAGTATACTTTTAGAACTTTGATATAAATACATTAACGAATATGGCCGCAATCATTACAGAAAATCATAGAAAAAATTTAGCAGCATTGCTAAAAACCGATGCTCAAAGTTCGAGCTCCTATTACATAGGTATTGGTAAGTCCGATGCATGGTATGATGAGCTTACTCCGCCAAACGAATCTCCTTTTCCAGTTGGAACTCATGAAGCAACGCTAGCGGCAAAATATGCAATCACTGATTTGCTTAAAGTTAATACGAGTGATTTTGCTGAAGTTATACCTTTGCATACATTAACAAATGGGCACAAGTATAAGCAATACAACCCATATGACTCAGCTACGCTATACCCATCATCAACACATAATCCTTCATACTTCGTGGATTTGGTTGGCGGTAACGTTTATGTGTTTGTATACTCTCCGGATGTTAACTTAGTTGTTACATCAAATGACTTAATTAATATCACTAGCCCTGAAGCAAATATTTTCAGGATTGGTGAAGCCACAACTAAGCACGTGATTGCGCGTGTTGGTAAAATTAAGCAGTATAGCAAATTCAATAATGAACAGTTTGTCGAAATTGATACAGCGCTAAACACGAGTGCAGACTACCTCGGAAATGCTTACGGGTTGCATATCGTTAATGGTGGAGATTTAAATGGTGCTTCTACATCGGTTAGCGGTATAAGCATTATGCTAGATGGTGTAAATGCAAGCGGAACAAATGTATCATATACAATCACTAATGTCACTGCATCTGTTGATGTAAACGGTAAAATAACAGCACTAGCCTTACCTACTAGCTTTTATACCGATCTTATTAATAAGACTTCATTGGTTACATTTAAAGCTGCAACTGCTAGAATATCGTCGGTTCCAGACGGAATAACAATAAATGAGCTTCCAGTCATAGTTCCTCTGCTATCAAATGTCAATGGATTCTCATATGATGTTCGTAGATACACACCTGCATGGTATGTTTGCTTTTTAGCAAATTCTAGAAGTGCAGTTTCGCCAGTGTATGGCTCATATTCTCAGATTAGCCTACTTAAGAATCCTAAGAACACCTCAGGCACAGTTTTGACAACCGCAGCCGTTTCCACTCTTAATTCATTTGTTCTAACAGGTTACACTGGTTCAATTAATGTAGGCGACGGTATTGTTCAAATCCAATCATCCGTAACGAAATACATTGGAGTTGTTCATAGTTACAATTCCGCAACAAAGACTGTGTATTATACAAAGGGATACCATGATGGCGTTAATGCTATAGACGGCGCTAAGAACATATCAATCGTAAATCGTGACACGCAAGTAGTCACAGATACCGGAAAGACTCCATCGTCAATAACTTCATCAACATATGATCCTCATACAGGTGATGTTGTATTTCTAGAAAACAGAGCACAGATAATTAGATCTGCAGACCAAAACGAAGAGCTAAAAATTATCATCCAATTATAATGTCAATTACTACATACTCAAACACATATTATGATGATTACAATGATCCTGACGTAAATGGACTTACGCACGGCGATAAGAATTATCTTCGTGTATTATTTAAGCCAGGCGTTTCGGTTCAAACACGCGAACTAAACCAAATTCAAAGTGCGCTACAAACGCAAATTGATCGCGTAGGACGTAGTCTATATAAGAACGGAAATCGTGTTCTTGGAGGACTTGCACGTTTTGATGATAGCTCTAAAATTTATAGCATTGATGTTAGTGCAGACGAAGAGGTAAACTTCATTGACATACCGTATGATAAAGTTACCGATAATGATGGCTTAACCGCTAAAATAATTTCAATCATTGCCCTAGGCGCAACCAGATACCGCATATATCTTAAGAATGTCAATTCAAAAGAAGCAAATGGTGAAAACGTGTTTAGGTTCAATGCATCGGACGCAATCACAATTGTGGCTGAAAATGAAGAAGACCCAAATGTAATTGGAACTATTGATGCTGTTAATTTGGCGGTAGGCGCACATGTCCAAAAAGGTGTGTACTTTGTTAAAGGAAGCTTTGTTGCGGTTCAAGAACAATACGTTGTTGCTGACTTAGCTCAAAACACAACATTCACTGGAAATGTATTGCTTAAAGTCACTGAATCAATAGTGACTGCAGTTGATTCTCTTAGTAATCCAGACGATACAATTGTCGATGAGACATTGTTAGATAACGCAAATGGGTTCTATAACTACAACTCCCCAGGCGCAGATCGTTATTATGTTGACTTAGAATTGACATTAAGCGCTGGTGATGATGTACCAGATGGTGATTATGTCAAGCTTTTAAAAATCACGTCTGATGAAATTGCGAAAGATTCTTCATCCCTCGCTTTTAAGGGGATTGATGATAAGCTTGCGCAGCGTACATATGAGGAATCAGGTAACTATGAGGTTAACCCATTTGCCTTAAACATCAAAGATGCATACCGTGATACAACTGGTATGTCTGCTGATGATATCTCTAGCATCAATAATGAATTGATTAACCTAGGCTATGTGAAGGCCGATGGAACAGTTGATCTTGATACTGCTAAGAATGAACTACTCGTTACGCTTGACCCATCGGTTGCGTATGTAAAAGGATATCGTGTTGAGCTAAAATCAGCGCTGTCCCTGCGTGTTCCTAAGGCTCGCCTAACTTACAATGGTAAGAATGGCCGATACCGCGATTTAAATGTTTCGGCTGACATGGGCTTCGGAATTGACTGTACGTTTGCTGCAGATTCGGCTATCCCAAATATTAACGTTCCTTCAACGGTATATAACATCTTTGACGGATATCAGAACATCGGTGAAACTAAAATCAGATCAATCGAAAAGAAAAGTCGAAAGATCCAGGGATTAGATGTGTACACAGTATTCCTTTATGATGTTTCACTTGACACTGGGTATGCATTGAGCGAAGGATTGACAATTGTAAATGGTGATGTGACGCTTAACACCGAAACTGGAATCCGAAATGCTGAGCTAGCAAAATCACTGTACACCTTGCCGCTATCGCCATTGGCTGATCTTAGAGAACTAACTTACTTTAAGAAAATTTACGTTGATGGGTTATATGCAATCGGAGGTGTTATTACTGAAAGAATAGCTGATAGTCTTGCATTTGACAAGAATGAGCAAAACATCATTGTTTATAATTCGGTTTCAGGTATTCTTGCGAGTTCTGAATACTCAATTGTGACCTCGACACCGGCAAATGTTTTATCGTTGTCAATCAATTCTCCAAATGCGTCTGAATACACTATCTTATGCACCGTAAAGGGTGCAGGTAAAAGAGGATACAAGGTTCGTAAGACAGGCACAATTTCAGTTCTTAAAAACGTTGACCGTGATGCAATAATTAATGTACCGAATGTTTATCATTTGGTTTCGGTTGACACAGCTGGATTTGAAATTTACTTTGACGGTCAAGGCGATGCCTCATATTCGACCGCCAAAATTAAGAAGACTGCAGATGCAAGCATCGGTGGTGGATCAGATACTGTAAGCTATACATATTATGATTTTGTTGAGGCTGGGGACTTTTACGATCCGCTGAGTTATTTTATTGATAGCACAGTCACAACACATGTTCCGCTTGATGAGATTCCTAAGTATGAAGACATTCAGCTTAGAGATGTACTTGACTTTAGATACGCTCCTGATCAAGCATTAAGATACCCAATTGATCCTTTTAGTATTATTTCGTTTGAAGCCGATTATTATCTTCCTAGAATTGATTCGGTTATTGTCAATAAGAATGGTAACTTCAAAGTTAAAGAAGGTATCCCAGCAAATAATCCTAAAAAGCCGAGTGTTCCAGAGTCAGCTATGGAACTGTACACGTTGCATCTAGGCCCATACACCTTTGGCGCAAATGATGTAACGGTTGATAAGATTGACAATCAGAGATATACGATGGCGAACATCAGATCGCTTGATCGTCGAATCTCCAACCTAGAATATTATACTTCACTGTCTCTCTTAGAAAAGGACACTCAGAACATCAACATTACCGATGATCTTGGATTTAGTCGATTTAAGAATGGATTTGTTGTAGACAGCTTTAATGGTCATAATGTTGGCGATCCTACAAACCCACAACATATTTGTGCAATTGACAGCGACACAAATGAACTTCGTCCAGCGTTTAGCGTAAGAAGCTTTAAGCTTACACCAATTGATACATCCGCGCTTGATGCAACTGATACATTTACATCAAGTGGTGTTCATGATGATATCTTAACAATGCCTTACAGCTCTGTTTCATACATCTATCAAAACAATGCAAGCGATGATGAGAGTGTAAACCCATACGCGTCAAGTGTATATGTTGGTAAGCTTAAGCTATACCCATCAGCTGACTACTGGTGTGACACCGTAGAGCGACCAGAGCTTGTTATCAAAGACAACACTCTTAAGGACGCTATCAGATATTTCGGAAATGATCTTGAAGATACTCTTAAGGAAGAAGGCGAAGATATTCAAATTCTTGGTACCGAGTGGTCAAGCTGGAAGACATACTGGTCAGGTAAAGAAAGATTGGTTGAGCTATCAAACGATTCCAAGAGACCTCAGTATGGAAAAGACACGCCTGATGCTTCATACAAAATTGTTCAAGACCTAGAGCAATCAAGAAAGGGAATAAGAACTGCAGTTACAACTGGCAAAAAGACCGAACTTGATTTAGGTGATCGCGTATTAGATGTTACGGTTAGACCATACATCCGTCAGCGCTATGTCTGGTTTAAAGCACACGGTCTGAAGCCAGATACACTATACTGGCCTTTCTTTGACGGTGTAAATGTTACGCAATATTGCACTGCTTATTCCAAAACAGAGTTTGAAAATAAGCGTAAGAAGTATTCCGATATTGCCAGTGAAAACGGCGGTCCAATTCCATACCTTGCTCCTTCTACGCGAACACTTAAAGCAAATTCTGATGGAGAAGTTTATGGCTTGTTTGTTATCCCAAATGCTAAGGATACTAAGATTAAGTTCCTAACAGGATCGCGTCAATTTAAATTAACCGATTCTAAGACAAACATTGATTCTTCTGGAACAAGTTATGCTGCAGCAGATTATGTAGCGTCTGGAGTTGTAACAACAACTCAGTCAACTATTCTATCAACCGCTATACCGGAAATTGTAAGAGCAAGTGTTGAACAGACTCGTCTAATTACTGATTCACGAATCAGCAAATCTAAGAAGACATGCTGGGTTGATCCTGTAGCACAATCATTCTTGATATCAAATAATGAAGGCATATTTGCAACTGGTTTTGATTTGTTCTTCAGCCAAAAGCCAAAGACAAATGCTCCAGTTGAAATCTTCGTGGTGACATGCGAAAACGGAACTCCTACTCAAAATGTTGTTCCAGGTTCAACTGTTGTTAAGTATGCATCTGATGTGCTTGCTACATTTGATGGAACGATCGCTACATCATTTATGTTCGACAGTCCAATTTACTTAGCACCAGGTCAAGAATATGCAGTTGTATGCGCAAGTGTAAATAATGAATACCGTGTTCACGTTGCAACAATTGGTTCAAACGATAAGAAAACTGGAAAGAAAATTTCAGCTAATACTTATAACGGTGTATTCTTCATGAGTCAAAACTCTAGCACCTGGACCGAAGATCAGACACGTGACCTTAAGTTTAAGTTGTATCGCGCTAAGTTCAAAACTGGAGATGTTGAAGTTAAGAGTGAAGTTCGTGCTTTTTATCGAGTTCGTAAGATAACTGTTATAAACGGCGGGACTGGATATACATCAACGCCTACAGTTACAATCACTGGTGGAAACGGCTCGGGTGCAGCGGCAATCGCAGTTGTAAATCTAGCGACAGGAAAGGTTAGTGAAATACTTCTTACTGATAACGGTGATGGATATACATCAGCTCCGACGGTTACAATCACTGGAGGAAACGGTGGAAACGGATCAAACGCAACGGCTACAGCTGAACTTAATAAGTGCCAAGTGTCTGACTTTGTTTTAAGCCAAGATACACTTGAAATTGTTGCAACTGACGAAGCAGGTAACGTCCTAAAATCATCCGATGTTAATAACACGATGTCAATTTTTGGATATGATTACAAAGTTGAAAATGGAGTATCTTATAGCGCAACTGCATCCAAGAAGCCTTGGAATGATGGCTTCTTATCTTCAACCGCGCCTGTTGTGTTAACAACAACACTTAAGACCGACAGCAATTATTTGTCGCCTGTGATCAACATCGAGCGAATGAATGTTAAGTTTATTCGCAACAGACTAAATACAGACACCGGAAAGACTTCAAGATACGTAACGCGTAGAATTGAATTAGCATATGAAGCCGATCAGCTTGATGTGTATCTTGATGTTAACATTCCTACATCGGAATCGACTGTAAAAGTATTTGGTAAATTTGATAAGTTTAATGATACTCCTTGGATCGAGTTAACCAGAGTCTCACCTAGTGTAATGCCAGTGAACAGCGATCCAAACGTATTTAATGAGCTTCATTACCTCATAACATTGCCAGACGAATCAGTTGACATTGCAAAATTCAAAGAGTTCAAAGTCAAGATTCAATTTGAAGGTGAAAATATTGTTGATGCTCCACGTGTTAAAAATCTAAGAGCAATTGCAACATTATCATGATTAAGGTGGCTGACACTAAGTCTTTGTATCGAGACCCTGCGTCAAACGCAATTATCAATACTGACTATGACGAATACATGGCAGCCAAAAAGATAAGACAGCGAAACGACGAGCAGAGAAAAGCATTAGACGATCTCTCTGCTCGCGTTTCGTCTATAGAAGAAAAGCTAAACATTATTATCCAAGCTCTTCATAATAAATAGACATAATATATGGATTCTATACCTTTTGCAGATTTTAAGATAAACGGCGTTGTCGGCGTTGATACTTTTGAACAGTGGCGCCAAAAGACAAATGGTGTTATTGAAAAGGTAGCTGCTATCGATGATACATATGCATCTGAATCAAACACTCTTCTTCTTACAGGATCTAATCAAACTGTCATAAATAACGTTACGTTTGGTGGTGGTTTAACAATCGGCTCTTCATACTTAAGTGCGTCTGGAGACAATTTAAACGTTGGTTCAAATTTTTCAGTTTCAGCTGGAAAGATTATTTCGGCGCCTAAGATTCATAATACATCGTCAACGATAAAGATTGGCAATTATGATTATACGTTGCCATCTACTCCTTCATCTGGTTATGTATATCACCATAACAGTGGAATTACTTTTAAGACGAACACTGAAATTGCAAATGATGTTCGTGAAATAATTAACACTTCCTCATTAACTGTAACCGAAGACCTAACTCCTGTTGGAATGATTGTTCCAATTGCAAATGGAGTTGCTATTGACGGGACATTATGGTTAGCATGCAATGGTCAGACTGTTAGTAAATCTACATACCCAGATTTGGCTGCAGCATTAGGAGAAACAGCTGCTACTTTCGCTTTACCTACTGTGGCAAACGGTACAATTGGTGGAGAGACGGTTGCATATTATATTAGAGCACGTAAAGTAAATGTAGCTGCATTTTCTGTCTTAGGCGGAAATGGTATTACTATTACATCTGCATTAGGCAACAATACATTCAATCTTAACGGCGGTAGCATAAGCCTCAACCTAGGCAGTGAATTTGAAACTGATAGCCAAAAGAGACTAATCCTAAAAGCGGCTTCAATCGCATCGTCTAAATTACAAAATGCTAGCTATACTTTACTTAGCAGCCAAAATCCAAATGAGTATTTTATTCCGCTAAGAAGCAACAGTGGAGTTGTTCTCGTTGAGACTCCTTCTTCAGCGCCTCCTACTGCAGCGGCAAATAAAGAATATGTTGATACCGTTTCAAAACAAAATGGTTCTAAATTCAAGAGCTTAAACGGCAAAGGATATAATTCATACAGTGTTCTTCCACCGCGTGGTTTTGTATGCGTTGACAATCTAAACAAGATATATGCATATGGAGAAAACGGCGACCTATATGGCAACCGTTTTGGACGCTTTAGTGGTGATGCATATGGTGTATCTCTGCCTCCATACCGAGCGTCTGATGTCGTTAAAATATACACCGATAACCTTAGTACTTACATTAAGTACAGCGATAATAAAGTGTATTCTTACGGCTATAACATCAACCGTAAGAGTGGATCAATTGACACAAGTGATTCGTCCGATTACCTTTCTGGTCCTAGATTATGTTTTGGCGGTGAGGCAATCTCTGAAATAATCTTAAGTTATGACGCTGATGCTAAGACTGCATATGCATTAACAACAAGTGGTAAGCTTTATACATTTGGTGATAATACATACGGGCAGCTTGGCGATAATTCTAATGTATCAACATCAAACTCTAAGCTTCCAGTTCGCGGCCCAGGTAATTTGGGATCAAGAACTGTAACAAAGGCTTGGCTAATTGGAGGAGGAACTACTCAAACCGGATATGCTCTACTCGATTCTGGAGAATTGTGGGCATGCGGGTATGGAGAGAATGGTCAAATTGGTCGATTCCAAAAGGCCAATGGAAATAATGATAACAACAATGATTGGGTTCCAGTCTTAAGTCCAATATCAAGAAATCTTGGGGGCACTCCAACATTAAACATTGATACTCAAGTTTATACTCTAACAAATCATGGAATGCTTAACTATGATAAGATTAAGATTGGTAGCTATTACTACACTGTAAATAAACTGTCGGATAATACATTTAGTTTGCATGAAAGTGATGCAATTAACACCGCTACTTATCGCGTAACTCCTGCTGGAATTTCATCTACGTCAAATGTATACACTCGAATCACTGGCGTAACGGATGCATACTTTGGCGGAATTGGCGCAAATACATTTGGTATACTAAAACAAGCTGATGGAAAGATACACGGTTGGGGTTATAACCTATATCGTCAACTCGGCCTTGGTAGCAGCTCAACAGTGACAGATCCAGCATACACATTTGTACCTAGACTAATTTCTTCACCGACGGTGGCTGATGTGTACACTAACCTTGATTATGTAGTTCACGTTGTAGGTACAAACGGGAAGCTATATGGAATGGGTGATAATTCAAATGGAGCGGTTGGGCTACATCCACAATCGTCTACTCCAGTTGCTTCATTGATTCAAATAACTGACTTTACGCAATCTGGCTTAACGGTTTCAAATAATAATTACAGTGTACATCGATTCTTTAGCTCTGCACCTAATGTACGATTTGCTACATTCTTGTCAGGTGGAGAATATAAGTTATGTGCATGGGGAACTGGAATTAATCTCGGAACTGATATCAGTTCATCTACAATTTATGCACGTCCTCAAAACGTATATGTTCCAAGAGATCAGTATGTAAGCGACGTGCAATCGGTCAACCTCGGTACTTCAAGCTCTTCATCATTCACCGCTTGCATAATCCAAGATAATTTGCTCGAACCAACAGGCGACATGTATACATGTGGATATCATGCATACAATATAAACTCATATCCAACAGGAGCAACTGTTCCATTTTTCACTAAGATTAAAAATATCTAATTCATATGCCAGAGGAAAAAACATATATTCTCAAATCGTCTAGTGTTAGCGGATCTACGCCAACAGCAGAGTTTATCCAATATGGAGAACTTGCTTTAAACTATGCAGATGGAAAACTTTTCTATAAAGATGAAAATGGTGACGTTCAGTTCTTTTCAGCATTAGGAACAGTTACTGAAGATGGAGAACTAATTTCTTCAGCTACCGTAACAAATGGGCAGCTTAAGCTTCTAACTTCATTAGGCCGCACTATAAACGTTGCAGGCAGTGTGCTAGGACCACAAGGACCAGTTGGCATTGCTGGTCCGTCCGGAGCAACTGGACCAGCTGGACCAACAGGCCCGCCGTCAAATGCATTAAACATTAAAGGCTATGTAACAAACCTTCCAACATCAAGTCAGTCTTTGGGAGACGTTTACATTAAAGTTTCGGATAACAAAGCATATGCATGGTTGTTAGATGATGACGCGATTGCTGATTGGGTTGATCTTGGAACATTTCAGGGTCCTCAAGGTCCAACAGGCGCAGTTGGGGCTACAGGAGCAGGAGCTACAGGCGCATCTGGTGTCGCTGGGCCATCCGGCGCTACAGGTGCATCGGGCGTGACCGGTGCAACAGGATCTACGGGCTTGACTGGTCCAGCTGGTTCAGTGGGTCCTACTGGCCTAACTGGTCCTACTGGTTTAACTGGTCCAAGTGGCCCAACCGGTTTAACTGGTCCTACTGGCGTGACTGGACCTACTGGTTTAACTGGTCCTACAGGACCTACAGGACCTACGGGTTTAACTGGTCCAAGCGGAGCCACAGGTCCAAGCGGTCCAAGTGGTGCAACTGGACCGCGTGGCGCAACAGGTGTTAGTATATCTGACATCTATATTGAATATGATGGCGGACTATATGTAACTTTAAGTGATGGCGAATCTACGTATTTAGGAAACATATCTGGACCAGAGGGTGCAGCGGCGCCTGCCCTTTCATTAAAGGGTGCAGTTCAATATGAATCCGATCTTACTGATATTGACTCACCCGATTATGGGGACATTTGGTTTGTCGTTGAATTAGATTCGTGTTTTGTATTCTCTGCAATTGGATGGCAAAACATAGGATTGCTTAGCGGTCCAGCTGGAGAAACTGGGGCAACTGGAGTGCGAGGACCGAGCGGTGCCACAGGTCCAACTGGTCTAACTGGACCAAGTGGAGCTACAGGTGTAAATGGCCCTCAGGGCTCAACTGGAGCAACTGGGATCGCTGGACCGAGCGGAGCAACGGGCGCAACTGGTACACCTGGAACAACTTCATGGAATGGTATAACTGATAAACCAACAACAATTAATGGTTTTAACTTGACAGATATATCAGCATCCTTTGAAGCTGAGGAAGTTCCGATCTTTAAGAAGATATTTGACTTCTCTGATTTAAATTACCCAGAGCGTGATGGTATTTACGTTTATCTTGGAACAGCTGAAGGCGGAACGGTTAAAGTTTGGGCAAGAAACGATTCAGGAATCAGCATCGTTGATGATGGTTTAACTGGAGGCGGCTACGCTTTTGTTGAAAGATACAGTGGTGACGTATGGCAATTTGAAGAAGCTACAAATTATGAAACCTCATCTCCATCTGTCTTGATGACAGGTGAACCTGCACTAGATCCAACGGTGTCAGTTTGGACAGATGCTGAAGCTAGTGAGGTGGATCATATCTTTGACACGCCACGTGTCTTTAGCGATAACACAACCGATTATAATGATGGTTATGTCTATCTAAACATCGATGGCGCAGTGATCACTGATGGTGATTCATTTAGCCTTAGTGTGAATGGGGAAACTGAAACATTTGTTTTCGCTGAAGAAAACGATGAGCCGATTAATCCATTCATTGTGGTATATCACCCATCTGAATATAGTGTTTCTTTAGAAAGATTGGCCACAAGCATTACACGCTATAGCGATTATGCAAATGCTTATTATGACTCTTTCTCAAATCTTATTCAAATATCTCCTAAGGTTTGCGCCAATTCATGGGCCGTAGATTCCTCTGGTCATATAGAGATTACCAGCGAGACAACTCTTCCAGCTCCTAGAGTTAATTTTAGATTAGGCCAAACATGTAAAGTGTTATATGATTGGTATGTTTTCTCGGAAAACGAAGGTTGGGTTAAGTACACAATTGAGCCGGCAGTTGATTCAAATCCTAACTCGGTTGTTCAACGTGATTCAAATGGAGGAATAATTGCAACAACTGGATATTTTGATACTCTATCAGCTGGAACATCTACATATAGCGGAATAACTTCTATATTAGCACAGCCTGAAATTGATTTACTGCATCAAGTTGGAGATTTTTACATTTACACTGACTCAACCGTTCCGGAAAATGTAACTACAATTTATGATATTCATGGCATTGCACAATTCTCGAGAGATGAAGAAGACAACAGGCTACTTACTTTAGACGGTGGTCTTGAAGTCTACGGGTCAGCTACTTTTCAATCACCCGTTAGTTTTGTTGGACCTCTTTCATTTGCTGCAACCTCAACGTTTACATTTGAAAATAATACTGCACGCTTAGCATTTGCTTCCGCGGTGACTACTTCAACAATCGTTGAAGGAACCTTGGTTAAATATGCAACGGGTGGAACAATACAAAGTAAAGGTGAAAATTATGCGCAGGACGCTGGATTCACATACTATTCCGCAACTGAGGCAACAGCTCACCGATCTGCGTTAAACATAATTAGCGGCACCGCAACAATCAACGCTGCATCATCCAGTGTTACCGTAATTGCAGCGGGGATTACTTCAACATCAGTGATTGTTGCAACCGTTGCATCTAATGATACGACTCTTAAGTATGTTAACGTGATTGCTGCATCTGGGCAATTCACAATTAACGGAAATACAACCGCTACGGCAAATTGTAAAGTTAACTACATTGCAATTAAGGCGTAATAAATATAACTATGGCTCAGTACACTGATATTACCATAGACCAAGGCTCAACATATTCTGGTAAGATTCCTGTCATTGGCGCAAATAAGCTTCCAGTTGATCTTACGGACTTTTCAGCGCGCGGTCAAATCCGTCGATCATATTCATCATTAACATCTGTAAATTTCTCAACTAGCATTGATGATCCAGAGTCAGGTGAAATTTTCATCAACCTTACTCCAGCACAAACTGGCGCGATGAAGCCTGGACGATATGTCTTTGATGTTGAAATTTATAATGAAGATGAGTCTGACGTCATTCGCGTATGTGAAGGGCAGGCTGAAATTACTCCGCGAGCAACAAAGCCAACAGAATAAGTTAAATGTCTGACATCATCGGTGGGCAAATAATACCTACACGTGTACTAAATGGTACAATTGTAGAGCAAGATAGCATTTCATCTACTCTGAGCAATACACTTGCACCAGGTCCAATCGGATCCACCGGCGCAACTGGTCCACAAGGCTCTACTGGTCTTATGGGTCCAACCGGGCTAACGGGAGCGACAGGATCCACTGGTCCACAAGGCTCAACTGGTTTAGTAGGTCCAACTGGACCTAGCGGAGCAACTGGACCGACTGGTTTAACCGGATCTACTGGTCTCACAGGTCCTACCGGAGCAACTGGATTAACTGGTCTCACAGGTCCCACTGGTTTAACCGGCCCTACCGGAGCAACTGGACTAACTGGTCCTACTGGTCTCACAGGTCCTACCGGTTTAACTGGACCTAGCGGAGCAACTGGAGTAGCTGGAATTGACGCGCTGTGGAATTACACACATGAATATAATGGAGGTGCTAGTTACGCAGTAGGCGATCTTGCTACATATGACGGTCAACTGTTTTATCGCAAAGATTCTAACGGAGGAAATGTAGGAGATACTCCATTTGATGGTAGCGCTTTTTGGGATCTCATTGCAGCAAAAGGTGCAACTGGCTCTACGGGGATTGAAGGTCCCACTGGACTAACTGGGCCGACCGGATTAACAGGACCTACTGGATTAACTGGACCTACTGGATTAACTGGACCTACTGGATTAACTGGACCTACCGGGCTAACTGGGCCGACCGGATTAACAGGACCTACCGGGCTAACTGGGCCGACCGGATTAACAGGACCTACCGGGCCAACTGGATTAACGGGACCGCAGGGAGCAACTGGCCCAAATACAGTATCCTCTACAACTTCAACGGACTTAAGTGGAATTCTTAAAGGTGCCAGTGGAGTAATTACAACAGCTATTCCAAATACAGACTATCTTTCAATGACCGGTGGAACAATCACAGGATCATTGATTGTGACCGATGACGTTTCAGCATCAAACTTTCTTTTAAATGGAAGTCAGGTTGCGACTGTCATAGATCCTGTAAGAACTTCTTTAACTGGCAATGGATCAGTAAGCACATATTCAATCAGTGGAGCAAGCGGGCTTGTAAATCCGTCTGCATTGATTGTAGCTATTGATGGAGCTTTGCAAGAACCGGTTGTTGATTACACCGTATCAGGAGGCCAAATCACTTTCACTTCGCCTTTACCAAGTGGCTCTAAAGCAGTTGTAGTAGCTCCTATTAATGTTTTGCAAGCGTCTCAAATGATTCCTGCTGATGGGAGTGTGACATCTTCAAAATTGGATAATAGTTTAACTATTGAGAATTTGATTATTGATAACTCTATATCTGCACCAAACCAAATCTATACATCTTTGGATTCAGTTCTGACTCCAAGAGTAAATGCTGGATTGCGAGGATATGTTATCAATCGTAAATGCAATGTTGGAGCACCATGGTCAACATCTCATGCTAGTGGAGGCGGCTCAAGTCCTACACCATCACATTTACAATTAGTCACCACAACTACGCTAGGATCTAAAAGCTATACAAATCAACCACAAGCTTCACTTTGCCCATTAGGAACCGCTACAGTTAATGGCTTTTCTGTTTTTAAGTGGGATATGTCTGAAATGTGGTTTGATTGGGTATTTAATTTAGTATATGCTACTAACAGCACTGGCGTAAGAACAAATCAACTTGTGAAATTTTTCGCAGGTAACGCAAACAGCGACGGCATCATACAAACATACGGAGGACTAGGAGTTAGACTAAGCAATGGTTCTTCGGCTACTAATTATGATATAAGAATCTTTCATGCTTTTGGTCTTCCAGCAAATAGAACTGCAATAACAGCGGCCACAAATGCCTCTCCTATTGTTATTACTCAAAACAACCATTCATTTAATACTAATGATCAAATTGAAATTGATGGTTGTGTTGGCAATACGGCAGCCAATGGAATTTGGACTATAACTAGAATTGATGCAAACACATATTCATTAAACGGATCTACTGGGAATGGAACATGGATAAGTGGGGGACATTCACATTACATTTCTAATGTTCTTTTAAATACAGATGCATTTAATGCAAAGTTGGCGCGCATACATATTCACAAAATTGGAGGAGTATTTAATATCTGGCTAAATGATACCATTTTGCTTGGAAGCGTAACTTATGTTGCAAGCGGACAAAGCGGGACACCAAATCTTGGATTTGGTATTCTTGGGCAAATGGCAAAAACTTTAGTAGCGTCCTCGGGTTCAACTAATATGTATCTATATGAATTAAACTATGGAGGAAAAGATTAATTATGGCGACAACTAAAATTTCAGCAAATGTATTAGCGAGCGGAGCAGCATTAACGAATATCAATGCTGGTTCTACCATCGACTTTACTAAAAACACGTCAATATCGGGAAATCTAACCGTTGATACTAGCACTTTTTTTGTTGATGCTGCTAATAATCGCGTCGGCATTGGAACCTCAACTCCTGCTACTACATTAGATATAGTGGGGTCTGCCAGTATTTCAGCTAATCTTACCGTGGACACAAACTCTCTATTTGTGGATGCCACCAACAATAGAGTCGGAATTGGCACGCTCACTCCATCTACCGCACTACATGTCGTTGGAGCTATTACTGCATCAGGCAATTTGATTGTCGATACAAACACTCTATTTGTAGATTCTTCGACTGATAGAGTAGGAGTTGGCACCGCAACTCCATCTTATAAATTAGACGTAAATGGAGACATGTCAGCTGGTGCAATTTATACAACTGATGCGGCAACTACTCGATCTAATCTTGGATTAGAGATGCAAGTGAAAGTTAAGGCCGCTACTGATTCGGTAACGTCTTCGACAACTTTTATTAGTGATTCTGAATTAAGAAATTTCAGCGTAGTTGCTAATACTTCATACCGAGTTGATTTTAATTTATTTGCATCTATTGGAGCAGGTGGAATAAAGCTCCAATTGCTCACAACATCAAGTCAACCACCATCTGGTGCATTGTTAGGATCTGTTAGCATAGGCGCAGTTGGTCCGATTAACATATCAGGTTTAGGTCCTCTTGGGATTTATATGGGAGCACGAGCAACGGCTTCGACTCCGTTGATTCCAGTTTGCGGATACTTTTACTTTTCATGCACCACCAATGATACAGTATCGTTACAATTTGCGCAAAACTCATCTAACGCAGCGGCCACCGAATTGCGTCCAAATAGTTGCGTAAGAATGACTAAAATTTCATAACCATGTCTATACAACTAATACCTCAGAAAACACAACTCGAAATTAACTTAGCGGCAATCGACGCTCCTTTAGTTTTAGTTGAGAACTGCATTAAGACGGCCGTTTATAACTTAAACGATTCATTTTCTAAATTTTGGAATTTGCCGGACGACCAAATTGAAGAAATTATGAATAGCCAAGGGATTGAAAAACTGCAGTCTATTTTCGAGGCTCATTTTCGCTATGCTAACGAATTCAATACTCTATTAGAAAACAGGGGAATTGATCAGCCTAGAGCTATTACTACAAAGCCTAGAGAAATAACTGTTGATGGAAATGGCATCATCACTTTGGTTCCATTGCCTCAACCAGATGCGCCTGTAACCGATGAACCGCAGCCAGATGCGCCTGTAACTGATGAACCTATTTGAAAAAATAGTTGCAACTTACATTAATCCTCTAAAGTCTTTACCATCATCAAAGACTTTAGATCGTAGCGGTATTGTCAAATCCGATCATCCTAAAATCGGAAATGGATGGATCAAAGGTTGGGTTGTTGATATACAGCCTAAGAACATAATCATAGTATGTAAGCATGCTATACCTTCAACATCTCCTCCAAATAACAAGGTGTATGTCATTGACGCCGATGGAGTAAAGCATACACGAACAATAACTGCAATCAATAAAGAATCGTTTTTGCTAAACGGAAAAACGGTCCCACGTGAATATTATAACGGAGGAGACATTGCAATATGCAAGGTTGACGAACCGTTTTCGGATAAAGTATGCGGCTATAAAATTTGCACAAACCCCAAAGTGTATGGGCGACGTGCCTTAACTTTAGATCAGGACGGTAATGATAGCATTGCCCAAGTTCGTTATGAAGAAGACTTTGCTTACATTCGAGGTCGTAAGCGTTGGTCAAACCAATTAGTAGGTGGAGATTCTGGTATGCCATGGTTTATATACGAAAAGAATGAGTGGCGGGTGCTCACTCATACCTTTCGAGGTGCATATGGAGAAGGACCTTGGTATGGTCACAAATACATATACGGAGAACTAAATCGCAGAATAGATGATCTGCAAAAAGCTTAAACCGCTTCTCCTAGCATATAGTCTTTAAGCTCGCCTTTTGTAAGGTGGAACTTTCCGCTGCCGGCTGTAAAGAAAACCTTATCGCCTTCAACGCGGTACACGTCGACATAGTCAACGATTCCGCAACCTAGGTTTCTAAAGTTTTCACTCAATTCACTGTTAATGTATACTCTTTCATTCATAATAGATATATATCTGATATGCGAGTAGCATTAGGAATAAGAGGACACATACGCGACGGTTTAACAGACTCAGGATTAAGAAACTTTGTAAAGACGCTAAGTAACCTAAGACAAGTTACTTCATTGTCCATTCATTGTCATACATGGTCTGAGACTGAAGCAAACCTTTCATATCGTAAGTTAGGAGCTTCATATGGATTGCAAGTAAACGAGCCACTATTAAGACATTACTTTGGCGACGAATGCTCATCTTTAGTTAAGACTGTATCTGTTGACTCTGAAGCAGACGTAAAGATTAAAGGCCGAACCGATGGCTATGTCGGTCTAACACAAATGCCAGTTCTCGGGTGGAAACGAATGTGGGAAGGTAAGAAGCGTTTAGTTGATTCCATAGTTACATATGATAACTATGACATGATCATTAATACCCGCTATGATCTTTTCACGCATCATATTTGTAAAAAGACGCCAGAGACAGTGCTGCTACGATTGGTTAGAGGCCGATATACTCTTAACTTTAAATATCCAGCATACACGCGAGGTGCGGTTGGCGTTGATAATTTCTACACTGGAAATCCATACAGTATGAAAGCATTAACCGATGCATTTTCAGAAAACTTAGATGAGATATTAGATACATATCCTAGCGTAAAAATACAAGAAGAAATTGTTTATCATTATGCAAATGCAAAAGGACTTATACTCGGTTAAAATAGTAGGATGTGGACTTAGTGGAATTGTTGCGGCCGTATGTCTTGCACGTAAAGGATACATTGTAGATATCTATGATACACGTAATCATATTGGAGGAAACTGTTATGATGCTCCGCTTGGTAATGTGAAGTTCCTTCATACGTATGGCCTGCATATTTTTCATACTGACGATGAAGAAGTATGGGATTTCATAAAGGACTATTCTGAGTGGGTTCCATTTAAGTTACAGCCCAAAGGAGCTTCTGATCGGCTTGGCAAGTACATAAGCCTTCCATACAGTCAAAAAACGGTTTCTGAAATTGGACGTGAATTGTCTCAGGAAGAAATCGTGGATACTATCTTCCGGGACTATTCCGAAAAGCAGTGGGGCGTACCATTTGATACTATCCCGAAGACAATCACCAATCGCATTCCAAAGACCGCTGCATGTGAAGACCCAACTTGGTTTGAAGGTCAAAAGTATCAGTGCATTCCAAAAGACGGATATACTAAGATGTTTGAAAAGATGCTTAGTCATCCTAACATACACGTGCATCTAAACTGTAAGCCTGATGCATGGAAAGAACATAACGCAAATCTAACAGTATACACTGGAAAGGTTGATGCATACTATGACTATTGTTATGGTCGTCTTCCATATCGTACTCTTGAATTTCATCATCGTAGCGGTGTACCTAGAGAAAAGTATTTTGTCGTCAACCAAATTAATAGATGTTCGCCATACACTCGCATATATGATCACAGTTACTTTGACGCAAATCATGTTGGAAACACGACAATCACATGTGAGTATTCAAAGGAATGTGGCGAAGAAGATATACCATACTATCCGATTCCTTGGGGTGAAGGCCAGAAGATCTATTCACAATATGAAGAACGCGCTAAGAAAGAAAAAGGTGTCATATTTGTAGGAAGATTAGCTACATACAAATATCTTGATATGTGGATGGCAATTAAGCACGTAATGATTAAATTGAAAGATGTCTAAAAAGGTTGCCTTTCTTGCATTAACATATGGAGATTTTCAAAAAGAAGATGCTATGTGCATGTTCTTCGATCAAGAACGTTACGCCGATCTCTTTAACTTATACATTCATCCTAAAGAAAGTCTTTCGCCGCATTGGGATAAGTATTCATTACCCAACGAATACATAATAAGAAATACAAAATGGGGATGCTTTTCTTTAGTTAGCGCAACAATAAATTTGTTGAGATATGCTCTAAATGATGCAGATAACGATCGCTTCATATTAATTAGCGATGCGCATCTCCCATTGTATAATATGAAAGATGTATATGAAAAGATATATGAAGAACAGTCTTCATTATGTTTTAAGGATTTTCATAATGACTCTATTGCTAAACATAGGTTCTTTAAGATGCTTAAATTGAAAAAGAATCGTGCATTATGTTCACCGTTAAGATATGATTGCCGCGCTTTCGTTTCTCAATGGTTTATGTGTGATCGTGATGCCGCTAAAAAGTTTGTTGATGCATATGATAACCTAGTTGATTATTTCGATACAACATGTGAATCATATGCAGACGAATGTTGGTTTGCGGTTATTGCAAATCATTTAAACCTAAAATGGAAAGACCGTTCTTTTTGTTTTTCGGATTGGGACTGGGAAACTGAAAAGTACATGATTGATCGTGGGTGTAAACTTAATCCTCATACTTTTGGAATAGTCGACAATACATTTATTGATGCCCAACGTAAACTCGGTAATATCTTTATTCGTAAAGTACATTCATCAACAGCGGTTGATCTAAAATACCTGATAAATATCTAATCATATAAATAGTATCATGGAACCGGATAAATCCATCATTAAGGCCTTTTTAGAAGAAGGCTGGGTTATACCTTTAATTGGAGCTACTGCTATGATTGCAAGAATACTAGCGTCTAACACTCGATTAACAATTTGGGAACTAATTAAAAAGATAATCACTGCTTCTATGGCTAGCGGCATTGCTTGGTTTGTACTTGAGCAAACTGACATTAGCAGCTTATACAAGGCAATAACGTATGGGATCATCGGTGTCATATCACCTGAGATCATTGCCGGAATTGTTAAGCTAGGCCAAAAGTTTTCCAAGAACCCAGCATCATTTCTTCCTTACAACAATCAAAACAATAACGAGGATAAATAAATCATATGACAGTATTTGAAAGAACATCAATGCGAAATACGCAGTCCGCGTTAAGCTATGCATATATTCCAACCACTTATGGAGAAAGCGGCTGGGCCGATAACGAATCATACTTTCCAGAAAGAATTTTTAAAGGATTTCACGTAAATGCTGATGGTGCAGTTTCGGTCATTGGCGTTGATGATGTAACAGTTACATTCACGGTTAAGTCCGGATGCACTTATCCGTATGGCGGCAAGGGAATTGATCCAATTGGCACAACGGTATCAATTGCCGCTCCAGCAAATTTGATCTTGCTATTCTAATATGTTGTCATTGGGTACATCACTGGGATTATCATCAGTTGGTCTAAAGTCATCTGAATCTTCATCAGGAGGTATCTTCAATTTAAACATAAGCTGGATACAAAATGAACCTGGTTATGGACAAATTTCAACGGAATATGTTGAAATACCAAATGGTTATTATGCAGTCGCGATTTATGTTGAAAATTTCATATCATCAAGTTGGGGCAGTCATGGTCTATCTTTAACTGGATACGTCAATTCTCTCCCAAGTGGAACTTGGTCAAATTCAACAACTGACGACTTTCATGTAATGAATACAATAGATGAAAATGTATTAGCATTTGGTTTAGCTGATCCATCAACACACGGCACTCAATTTGGATCGGCTATGTTTTACACAACTGAAAGCTTAACTAGATTTTATCTTTCAGGCGGGTTGCCAGTCGCTGGAGATACTGCAGATTTCCACATTACGTTTACACCTTTAGATATTACGCCTTAACTATGAGCAACACAATTAACTATGATAAGATGTGGGCTAAAGGATCTTTAGATAAAGCGATTAAATATGGAATAATCGTTGATGGAATCTTGGTTGGAATACTGCAGCATCAAACGAATTATTACAGCTCAACATGTACATCTGCAATTAACCTAAATCAAGGATGTATGCTTAAATCGTTAGACGCACAAACATACACACTTTCTCCTCAAGAAACTGTTTCTTTTTTGGAAAATTATAACAATAAGATTGCTTCTTTGATAGCAGCCACACAATAATATAACTATGGCCCGCCCATCATCCAGACAAGAACTCGCAGAATATTGCCTACGCAATCTTGGTGCTCCTGTAATTGAAATTAACATCGACGAAGATCAAATTGAAGATCGTCTTGATGAAGCAATTCAGTTTTACCAAGAGTATCATGGTGATGCAGTTGTTCGTACTTTTATTAAGCATCAAATCACGTCAGAGAGTATCACAAATGGAGTGATTACGCTACCTGATGCAGTCTTAAGTGTAACACGTGTTCTTAACCTTAGTGCGGGTGGTGATGCGGCTGACATGTTTAGCATTAAGTATCAAATGTTCCTTAATGACTTGTATGGTTTGCGTAACCCATCTGCGTTGGTTAACTATGAAATCACTAAGCAGTATCTTAGCTTGATTGAAATGACTCTCACTGGAGCGTCACAGCAAATTACGTATGCACGTCATAAGAATCAGCTGACCATTCAAGATGATTGGCATAAGTACCTTCGCGTGGGAGGCTACATTATTATTGAATGTTACATGACAGTTAATCCTGAAGATTATACTGAAGTGTATAATGACATGGCTCTAAAGCGCTACACAACTGCATTGTTTAAGCGTCAGTGGGGAGCAAACCTAATCAAGTTTGAAGGTCTACAACTTCCAGGTGGTGTTACTCTAAATGGCCGTCAGTTATATGATGACGCAATCAATGATATTGAAAAGATGGAAGAAGCATGGGATTCCAAGTACCAAATGCCCGTCGACTTTTTTGTAGGATAATACATGGCCCGCAACGTATACTTCAGTCACGGAACACGTTCCGAAAAGCATCTCCTCGAAGATATTCTAATCGAGGCGATGAAGATCTATGGCCATGATGTGTACTACATTCCGCGAAAGATTGTTCAGATGGATCGTATCTTGAACGAAGATTTTCTTTCGCAGTTTGATAAAGCTTTTAAGATTGAAATGTACGTCGAAAGCATCGACGGTTTTGAAGGAGATGGTAAATTGGTATCTAAGTTTGGTCTTGAAATTCGAGATCAAATCACAGTGGTTGTATCGCGTCGTCGTTGGAATACTTTAATTGGTAAATTTGGCTACACTGAAAATAGCCAACGTCCTCGAGAAGGAGATCTTCTTTACTTCCCAATGACAAGTGGCTTGTTTGAGATTAAGTGGGTTGAGGATAAACAACCGTTCTTCCAATTGAACAATGTTCCTACCTTCAAATTAACATGTGAGGTTTATGAATACACTAATGAAAATATCAATACAGGTGTACCTGAAGTTGATGGCGTTCAGCACGCAGTTACACAGCCTTGGAGAGCGTATGTGGAATTCCTTAACAACGAGGTTCATGCGATTGATGAATATTGTACTATTACCCTTCCCAGCGGAGTCACTGGCAGTGCTAAGTTTATTGGCGTGGCGCAATACACCAATTTAACTGCGGCTAGCTTTGGCGCTCTATTGTTTGACGATGGGCAGTTTCATAGCATCACAATCGGCACAACATTCACGGGTCAGGATAGCGGAACAGTTTCAACTGTAACCGAACTTATTGACTTGCAAGACGGAAACGGTATCGCGTTCACAAACGACTTTGCTGCACAAAACAGTACCTTTGAAATCCAAGGGAATAATTTTATTGATTTTAGCGAAGGGAATCCTTTCGGAGAGCCATTTGACTTCTAATATGTTAGGTAACACATACTTTTATAACAAGAGCCTTAAGACTATTGTCGCAGTCTTTGGTACTCTATTCAATAACATCTGCATTGCTAAGTTAATTAACGGCAAGATGCAAGGCATTTCGCGTGTACCGTTAACATATGCACCACGTCAAAAGTTCCTTGCACGTCTTGCTTCATTTGATCCTAACAGCCCAATTGACGTAGCGGTTCGCTTACCTCGCATGTCGTTTGAAATAACTAGCATTCAATATGACACTGGCGCAAAGCTTAATCGTCTTAACAACACGTTGTATCCGATTAACGAAACAAACACGATTGAAAAAGCACGTGTTTATCAAAGCACGCCATACATACTTGGAATGCAGCTTAACATTCTGGCACGTCACCAGGACGATGCACTGCAATGTGTTGAGCAAATTCTTCCCTACTTCAATCCTGAATACAGCATAACTGTTAAGGATCTTGAAGGTCCAGGATCGCGTACTGATATTCCAATCACATTACAAGGAGTAAGCTTTCAAGACGATTATGAAGGTGACTTTCAAGCGTCACGTCGCACAATCATCTATACACTTGACTTTACAATTCGTGTAAAGTTTACTGGACCAATGGATCAGCGCGCTAAAATCATTAAGTGGGTTGAGGCACGCATGCATACAGGTATTGATGTTTCTCCATCTGATAAGCCAGATGAAATTGTGCGTGTTGAAGCAACAAGTGAGCCAGATGCAGATGGTAACTTTACGGTATCCACCACATACGGGTTCATTGAAGACCTTCCTCCAATATCCGATACTCTATCAGGATTGGAATGGAGAGTTGAAAGAAATGTTGGAGGAGACATAGATGTTGATAGTCTAAACGGACCATCATTGGAATTTAGTGCACCAATGAGCGATGATACTAGTGAATACACAGTAAGTACTCGCTTCTTTAATAACTATGAAAATCAGGATCCAGACGCTATTACTGCAGGTGCATATGGAGCCGAAGGAGAAATTACTCTGTATCTAAATTGGCTAGCTAATCCTCAACACGGAACAAGTACTCCAGGATACTTATCAAGCGAGACCGGTGATTACATTAAGGTTTATGCCAATGGAGACCTTGTCTTGTCTAGCGAGAACGGAGTTAGTACAACTTCTCCACAGTCTCAAAGTATAACTATTCCTTCAAATCAAGAAGTAATCCTTACATATCGTGTACTTAAAACAAAAGGATCTTCTTTAAACGCAACTGCACAAGTTTCATATTATGACTAACAAGAAATCGAAAGATGAAATACTTGCTTCCTTAACAGCAAACCTACCAGCGACTGTAGCCGAAAATAACAACGAAGTACTTCCGGTTGGTCCGTCGAATGAAGTCATAATTAAAGACACTGAAGATGACTATGAATTTGCGCGCGCGCATATCAAGAAGTTGATACTTGCAAGTGATGATGCCATTGAGCGTCTACATGAACTTGCTACCGATGCAGAACATCCTCGAGCATTTGAGGTATTAACGGCGATGATCAAGAATACTGCTGATATGAATGCATCGTTACTTGACCTTGTAAAGAATCGAAAGAAAATTGTTCAAGAACCGGTTGGGGGCGTCTCACCATCATCAGCTCCATCTAGTGTAACTAATAATTCTATCTACGTTGGCACAACCGCTGACCTCCAGAAGTTCCTTAAGTCCCGAGAAGAACCAATTGATATTTGATACTCCCTTCGGGAACCTTCGGTTAACCTTAAGTCGAGACTAGATGGTTTCCTTATTTGGTATAGACCAATTGTAACATCTTTTTGTAATCTTGTAAATAACAAAATTCATTATGACCTTAGAAAATTCATAGTAAATGGCAATCCTTATGTATAAATAAATACATGAGTCCATATACATATGTTCTAAAATTCAAACCAACTGGTCAGCTCTATTATGGAGTTAGAATTAAACCAAAGAGTACACCGAAAGATGACCTTGGTATACATTACTTTTCTTCTTCAAAAATTGTTAAAGAACTAATTAAGCAGCACGGTAAAGATTCTTTTCGGTATCGAATACATAAAACATTTAATAGTATTGAAGAAGCATATAACTATGAGCATCGCATGCTCACTTTAATAAAGGATAAGCGCAAATGGTTTAATAGAAACTTAGGATCGGGTTTAGCTATTGCAAGTATTCATAAAACTGAAGAACACAGAAAAGCAATAGGTATGGCATTAAGAGGTAAGAAAAGAACCGGGGAAGCATTGAAAAAGTGTCAAGAGAATTCGATTCTTGGGGCTAATGCTAGACGCGGAATGACTGATAGTGAAGAGGTTAGACTTAAAAGAGCCGAATCGGTTAAAAAGACATTCAATTCCCCTGGCTTTAAACAACCACATAGATATTGTGTATACATTATAGAAGGCATCGAGTATATCGGTGAAAAAGAAGTTGTTGAAAAATATAACATAACAAGAAATACTCTATACAATCGCTGTGCGAGTGAAAAATTTCCAAATTGGATTAAACAAAAGGATAAAATTGTAAAATGAATACCGATAATTCCTATAATGGGAACATTTACGTCAAGCGTGACGGCGTTGTCCAAAACTATACAGCTCACGAGCTTGAAGAGTACATTCGCTGTCGTGATGACGTTGCTTACTTTTGTGAACATTACGTAAAGGTAATTAGTCTTGACAAAGGGCTTGTTCCATTTAAGTTACGTGGCTATCAGACAAAGATGGTCAAACACTTCAATGACAACAAATTCAACATTGTTCTTGCATGTCGTCAAAGCGGTAAAAGTATTACAAGCGTTGCGTGGTTGTTACACTACGTGATATTCAATTCTGAAAAGAAGATTGGTATGCTTGCTAACAAAGGAGCAACTGCCCGAGAAATGTTAGCTCGTCTAACGCTGATGCTTGAAAACTTGCCGTTCTTTCTTCAACCAGGTTGCAAGGTTCTTAACAAAGGTAGCATCAAGTTCTCAAATAACTCCGAAGTTATTGCAGCTGCAACAAGTGGTAGTTCTATTCGTGGTCTTTCGCTTAACGTTGTTTTCCTTGACGAGTTTGCATTCGTTCACAAGGCAAATGAATTCTATACAAGTACATATCCTGTTATTACATCAGGTAAGGATACCAAAGTAATTATTACGTCCACTCCAAATGGCGTAGGTAACATGTTCTATAAACTTTGGCAAGGAGCTATCCAAAATGCTAACTCGTTTAAACCGTTTACGATTAAATGGTGGGAAGTGCCAGGTCGCGATGAGGCTTGGAAGCAACAGACGATCGAGAATACAAGCGAGCTGCAGTTCCGTCAAGAATTTGAAGTTGACTTCATCGGAAGTAGCTTAACTCTAATTGCATCTGATACTCTACTTGCATTACAAGCACGTGCTCCAATTAAAGAGTGGCAAGATACGCGTTACTATGTAGAACCAAAAGCAGGTCATAACTACGTCATGACTGTTGACGTTAGTAAAGGTCGCGGTCAAGACTATAGTACATTCACAATCTTTGACGTAACTGAAACGACGTTCACTACTGTATGTGTTTACCGAAGCAATATCATATCTCCACTGATGTTTCCCGAGTATATCATACGTGCCGCTAAAGCTTACAATGAAGCATTGGTTGTTATTGAAAACAATGATGCAGGACAAGTTGTATGCAACAGCGTCTACTATGACTACGAGTATGATAATACTTTCGTATCAAGCTCGGTTAAGAATAATGGCATTGGTGTTACAATGAGTAAGCGCGTTAAGCGTATTGGTTGCAGTAATCTTAAGGACCTAATTGAGCGTGGACGACTTGAGGTTTGTGATGCTGATGCAATTACTGAGCTATCATCGTTTGAACCAAAAGGCGATAGCTATGCTGCATCTGGAGGGTGTCATGACGACCTTGTTATGAACATGGTGCTGTTTGCGTGGTTCGTGAGTACTGATTCATTTACTGCAATGAGTAATCATCAATTAAAAGACTTGCTATACGCCGAAAAGATTCGCGAAATGGAAGAAGACCTTCCGCCATTTGGATTTATTTCGCGTGCGTCCAATTCAGATAAACCTGATAGCGCTGCACACTATGAACGACAGATAGCAGATTTAAATGAATGGAATGCCTTATAAATATGCCTTTGAATAAATACAACCATTGATGTACTCCTTATTATGCTTAAACTTAAAATTATAAACTACTGACGAAAGGAAACATATGGGATTCTCACTATCACCAGGCGTCGAGATTAATGAAATCGACATGACAAATATCGTTCCAGCAGTATCAACTTCAATTGGTGCATATGCTGGACAATTCAAATGGGGTCCAACAGGGCGCATTGTTACGGTCTCATCCGAGGCTGAACTTGCTAGCATCTTTGGTGCTCCAACAACAAATGACGAGTCCGCGCGCTCGTTCTTCACAGCCGCAAGCTTCTTGAAGTATTCAAATGCTCTAAAAGTATCCAGAGCGGTTTCTTCAACAGCAAAGAATGCATACAGCACAACTGCTCTACCTTCAGTTGTTTCAACTCTTGAAGAATTTGATGCAGCAACAGTGTCTGCTGGAGCATACGGAAAATTTGCAGGAACACTAGCTAACGGCCTAAAGGTTGTTGTTATAACCGAATATGCAGACGGAGATTTTACATATGGCTATGGTATATCTTCAGGCGTTTCTTCTGACTGGATTTCTGAACTATCATACTTGCCTGAAACTACAGATTGGGCACGCTCTCTTACTGGAAAAAGCGTATACGACGAATGTGCAGTCTTGGTTATTGACGTAGAAGGAAAATTCAGCGGATCTAAAAATAAAGTTCTCGAAAAGTTTGAAGGACTTAGCCTAGCATCAAACGCTAAGACGGTTGACGGCGCAAATAATTACTTCATCGATGCAGTTAATGCTCGTTCAAATTATGTTTATGTTGATGGTCTTGAAGGTAATTTGTTCACATCCGCAGCTAAGATTGTGCTGACAGCTACATCTGACGGTAGTGAATTTACCTACAAAGCTACACCAACTTTTGTCTATGATCTCGATGGTGGTGTAGATGGAACGGTCACTAAAGATAATATCATCGACGCGCTTGAATTGTTTGAAGAAGCTGATGCCGTTGACATTAACTTCATATTTGCTGAAAGCATCAGCATCGAAACGACAACTGAAGCAAACCAAAACACCGTTGACGCTAAGGTTTTAGATATCGCAACCGCTCGAAAAGATCTTCTTGCATTTATTTCGGCTCCAATGTCAATCGCATTTGAAGGAATAACTGACTCTGCTGCAGACAAGACGCAAACAGTTGTTGATTATTTCAATGGCGAAACTTATTACAGCACTAGCTATGCATCATTTGGTAGCACTCCTGTTCAGATGTACAATAAGTACGTTGACCGTTATATCTGGGTCCCAGATGCAGGTCACTTAGCGGGTCTGTGTGCATATACCGATCAGGTTTCTGATCCATGGTTTAGCCCAGGTGGTTTGAATCGCGGACAGCTTCGTGGTGTATCTAAGCTCGCTCTTAATCCAAATAAGACACAGCGCGATGCTCTATATCAAGCTCGTATTAACCCAATTGTTAGCTTCCCAGGCGAAGGTATTGTTCTATACGGAGATAAGACTGCACTTAAGAGACCAAGTGCATTTGATCGCATTAACGTACGCCGCCTGTTCATTACTCTTGAAAAGGCAATTGCTACATTTGCAAAATACTCTCTGTTTGAATTAAACGATGAGTTTACACGCTCTGCTTTTGTCGCAGCGGTTGAACCATATCTAAGAAACGTTCAGGCTCGTCGAGGCTTGACTGATTTTAGAGTTGTATGTAATGAATCCAATAACACACCTCAAGTAATTGACTCAAATGGTTTTGTTGGTGATATTTACCTCAAGCCTTCACGTTCAATTAACGTGATAACTCTGAATTTCATTGCTACTCGAACAGGCGTTGAGTTTTCAGAAATCGTCGGCTAATTAGCGCTAAACACTTATAAATAGAAATAATCACAATTATGGCAGGAATATTAGATTTTAAAGGTAAATTGGCTGGAGGCGGAGCTCGCCCTAACCTATTTAAAGCAACAGTTCATTTTCCAACAAATGTTGTTGCTCCTTCGATTGAAACCACTAGCTTTATGATTAAAGCAGCAGCACTACCAGCTAGTGTTATTGCTCCAATTGAAGTTCCGTTTCGCGGTCGTAAGTTAAAGATTGCGGGTGACCGTACATTTGAACCTTGGACCATTACTGTTATCAATGATACGGGCATGGAAATTCGCAGCGCGTTTGAGCAGTGGATGGATAAGGTAAATGCACACGCAACTAACACAAGTGAATATGTTCAAGGTAATTCTACGAATGCTCTTGACTATATGAGACAAATGTCAGTTGTACAATTAGATCGCAATGAAATTGAAACATATGGGTATACGTTTTATGGCGCATTCCCAACAAACATAAGTGCGATCGACCTTAACTATGAAACGAACGATACAATCGAAGAGTTCACTGTTGAGCTTAACTATCAATATTGGACATCAGTTGGTACAGATCTAAACGGTTAAGACTTAGCTTAGGATGGCGCATGAAAGTTTGAAGTAGTGCGCCATCCTTCTTTAATATATAGACTATGAAGTTATTCGGATTTGAAATTGGGCGAAAGATTGACGGCGCTAAACCTAGCACGGACGAGCGCGAAGGAACAATGAAGTCATTTGCGGCTCCGTATGGAGTTGACGATGCTGCAGTTATCTCAAGTTCATCTACATCTGGATATTATGGTCAGGTGTTAAACATTGATGGTGTCAGTTTCAATAATGAAAAGGACCTCATCTTAAAGTATCGCGGAGCAAGTACACAACCAGAATGTGACAACGCGATTACTGAAATTGTAAATGCATCTATCGTTAATGACAGCGATGGTATGCCAGTTCGATTGATTCTCGATAATGTTGAGTTGTCAGAGTCAATCAAAACAAAGATCCATGACGAATTTAAAAATCTGCTAACGCTAATTGATTTCAATTTCATGGGTCCTGATATTTTCCGCCGTTGGTATATTGACGGCCGCATATATTATCATAAGATCATTGATCCTAAAAAGTTAAAAGACGGGATCAAAGAACTTCGCATGATTGATCCGTTGCGAATTAAGAAGGTTAAAGAAGTAACCACAAAGCTTGACAAAGTCACTGGTGTAAAAACAGTTGAAGTTTCAAACGAGTATTACCTTTACACCGATGATATTGGATCATTAACCACGTCACAATCGCCGCCAATGATGAGCAGCGGTATTAAGATTGATCCTGAAGTTGTAACATATGTTCCTTCAGGTTTAACCGATGAAACTGGACGTGTAACAATTTCTTACCTACACAAAAGCGTTAAGCTAGTTAATCAGCTACGCATGATGGAAGACAGTCTTGTTATCTATCGTATTTCACGTGCGCCTGAGCGTCGTATCTTCTACATTGACATTGGTAACCTTCCAAAAGGTAAGGCCGAAGAATATGTTCAAGGCATCATGGCTAAGTATCGCAACAAGTTGGTGTATGATGCCAACACAGGTGAAATTAGCGATGACCGCAAGAGCATGAGTATGCTTGAGGACTTTTGGTTGCCACGTCGTGAAGGCGGTAAAGGTACCGAAATTACAACTCTACCAGGTGGTGAAAACCTCAGTCAAATTGAGGACGTCCTATTCTTCCAAAAGAAACTGCACCGCAGTCTAAATGTTCCGCAAAACCGACTTGATAGTGAATCTATGTTTAACATGGGTCGCGTCAGCGAAATTTCTCGAGAAGAAGTTAAGTTCCAAAAGTTTGTTAACCGTCTGCGTAAGAAGTTTGCGGTCCTATTCATTGACCTGCTGCGCACTCAGCTTGTTCTTAAAGGTATCATTACTCCTCAGGATTGGAACCCAATTAAAGAAAACCTTAACGTTGACTACATTGAGGACAACTACTTTAGTGAGCTAAAAGACTTCGAAATCCTTAAGGAACGTGTTGGAGTTGTTGACCAGCTTGGTGATAAGGTTGGTAAATACTACAGCGAAAAATGGGTCCGTTCAAATATTCTCAATCAAAGCGATGATGAGATTGCTCAAATGGATGAAGAAATTGCTGAAGAAAAAGCTAAAGCAGACGCAGCAGCGGCCCCTGAAGATTCCGATAGTGTAGGTGACGGCGCTGACGCGGGCGGTGAGGACGATATAGACTCAGCGGAAACAGACGTTTAAATATTCAAAAACAAATAAATAGAAAATGAGCGACGTACAAGTACAATCAATTATCAATGCAGTTCAATCTGATAACACTGCTGCAGCAGACGCTGCATTTAAAAACGCAATTATGACTCGTGTAACCACGGCTCTCGACGTTAAGAGAGTTGAATTGGCGTCCACAATTTATAACAATAGCATTCAAGAAGCAACTGGCTTAAATGCATTGGGGGCAGCAGCATCACGAAAATGGTCTCAAGAATATGTTTCGCACAGAGACACAATCATGAGCAAATTAGATAAAGGCGAGCGTGATAAATTTAATGCATTTTCCCAAAGTCGCCCTAGCACATCCGACGTTCTTAGCTACTATGATAAGTTAGCAAGTACACATGCAAGCTCTGAGATTAAGAGCGCTGTAAAGGCAATTAAGAAGCTGTATGATGATCTTGCAAGCGGTGAATACGCTACAGCAAATCCACCTAAAAAGTATGATATGTCAAAAGGCTTAGCAGCAAAAGAACGCAATGCTAAATACATGGCTGCACGCGATACACTTATGAAGGCTTTGGATATTCATCAGAAAAATGCGTGGGAGCATGCACATGTTGATGCTGGTCGTGTTGACACAAAGACCGTTGAAAAAATCCTTGCAGACATAAAGCGTAAAAATTCAGGCAATAAGCAACTGATGGACGCAATTGCAGTTATTGAAAAATAACGCATCTTAAGAATTCATTTTGTATAAATAAACTCCATAATGAAATTAATCACCGAGCATATTGAAGACCTTAGCTACTCTATTGTTGAGAGCGCACAGGGTGGTGAAAAGAAATACATCATTGATGGAGTCTTCATGCAAGCTGAACAGGTAAACCGTAATCGTCGAGTTTACCCAAAGAAAGTTTTAGAAAAAGCTGTAGGTAAATACCTTACAGAGTATGTTAATAAAGGTCGCGCCGTTGGTGAATTAAACCATCCAGACGGTCCTACAATTAACCTTGATAAAGTTTCACACCGCATTACCGAACTATCATGGAACGGTAATGATGTTGTTGGAAAGGCGCTTATACTGAACACCCCAATGGGTAACATCGTGAAAGGACTTCTTGAAGGTGGTTGTCAGTTGGGCGTCTCTAGTCGTGGTATGGGAACCGTTGCATCTAGGAACGGCCGCAGTGAAGTCAATGATGATTTCACACTGTCCACAGTTGATATTGTACAAGATCCAAGTGCACCATCGGCGTTTGTCAATGGCATCATGGAAGGCGTAGAATGGATCTGGGATAACGGTCTACTTAAGCCGCAACAAATTGAAAAATATGAGACTGAAATCAAAAAAGCCTCTTCAGCAAATTTGGCTGAAGCTCAGATACGTGTCTGGGATGATTTCCTCTCCAACCTGTAATTAAGAAAATAACAATGGAAAATAACCTAGATACTCTACAAGAAGACGAAGTCATCATTGAAGACATCGACGTTGCCGCATTGGAAACTCTTGATGAAACTTTGGAACAGGATATCACTGAAGCCAAAGCTAAGAAAGAGGATTGTGATTGCGATGATGAATGCAAATGCAATTACGATGAAGATGAGATGGGTGAAGACGAAATGGGCGAAGCCACAAAAGTCGATCCTAAATCAATTGATGGCAAAGACGATGACGATAAAGAAGACGATGGTGAAGGTCTAGATAAGACCGGAGACGAAGATTCTGACGTTGATAATGATGGAGATAGCGATGAAGCTGATGAATATCTTACCAAGCGTCGTAAGACAGTTGCTAAGAAACTTGCAAAAGAAGAAGCTGAACTCGATGAAGAAAATGATATCGGTTTAGCTGAAGCCTCGATGGCTCATGGAACCGAGAGATGGAGAGCACATTACCCTGGCGTTTACAGCGGCACAGGCTATACTAAATACTTCAAAGATGAAGCATCTGCTAAAGCATGGGCTGCAAAGAAAGGTCATGGAACTGAAGTTAGTAAAGTGACTGATGTCAGCAAAAAAGATCATGATGAAATCATTAAAAAGGGTAAAGAAGAAATGCAAAAGTCTGGAAAGTATCATGCATTTATTCAGCATGGCGGCGATATTCATACTGTCGTTAAAGGCAAAGATGGTAAAGTTGATAGAGAGCATGAAGGTTCTTATGTACGTGAAAGCCTTGAAGAATCTGAAGACATGCAATTAGACGAAGCCCGTCATAATGATCCACATAGCCCTGCATGGGGAGATTATGGAAAATCTATTGACGAAAAGATTAAGCGCAGTCATGAAAAGATTGCGGAATATCAGGAAAAGATAAAAGAAGTTGAAAAGAAAATTGCCTCTTACCGAACAAAAGATGGTGTATTTGCTAATCTCCCTCAAGGTATTGGCAATGAAATTGTCGAGTTAAGAGATATGATTAAGCGTAGACAAGCTCGCATTAAAAAGCTTGAAAAAGAAAAAGCATCAATGAAAGAATCATACGAATCCGAAGACCTACAATTAGACGAAGCAATCAGTCCTGAACTAAAAGAACTGATTGATGATTTTATTGCAGTTGCAAGTGATGCACGCTCAGATGGCGATGCAAGTGAAGTTCTGGCAAAAATCAAGAAACACCCAGGCGGCGAAAAGATTGCAAAAGATCTTGAAGACGGATGGGATAAAATGTATTTTGGTCGCGCCAATAAAGATGATGGTAAAGGCGATTCTCTTGCTCGTGCAAAGGGTCGTGTCACTAAAGCTGGTAAATTGAATAAGACCGATGCTGCAAAGCTTAAGTCAATCATCAAGGCTAAGTATGGTATGAAAGAATCATACGAATCCGAAGATATCACACGTCTAATCGAAAGCGAAGAAGGACTAACCGAAGAATTTAAGGATAAGGCTGCTATCATTTTTGAAGCTGCAGTATCTTCTAAGGTTAACGAAATCGAAGCTACTCTAAGTGAACAATACGAAACACGTCTAGCCGAAGAAGTTGAAAGCGTTAAGAGCGTTCTTGAAGAACAAGTTGACAGCTATCTCACCTATGCAGTTGAATCCTGGATGGAAGAGAACAAGGTTGCAATCGAATCTTCACTACGTACTCAGCTCGCCGAAAACTTCATCTCATCGTTGAAAAACGTATTCGTCGAAAATTATGTCGATGTACCTGACAGCAAGGTTGATCTGTTTGCTCAGCTTGAAACTGAAAACAGCAATCTAAAGGAACAAACCGCAAAGCTTAACCGCATTGCTGAATCTCTCGCAGACCGTGTTGATACACTTGTTCGCGAACAGATTGTAACTGAAGCCTCCGCTGGTCTCGCAGATACACAAGTCGACAGATTGAAGAAGCTCGTTGAAGATGTCGAATTTGTTGATGAAGCTACCTATCGTAAGAAGGTTGCAACCATCAAGGAATTTTACCTTAACAGCGCACAAGAAACTGAAGATACAACATTAACCGAAGATGCTGACGATTCTTTCGTCAGCACTGAAACAATCGTCGAAGGAGAATCCATGGATGACAATCTATCTCCTGAAATGAAATCCTATTTAACCGCTCTATCAAGAATGAATAAGGCAGTAACATCTGACCTACTCTGAGATAACGGTTTTCCCAACCCCCAAACAACAACAAAGAAATAGACTATTATGTTTAACTCCGATAACGCACAAAAAAATTGGGCACCGGTACTTGACGCGCCAGACGCACCTAAGTTCAAGGATAACTACCGCCGTGCAATCACCGCTGTTCTACTTGAGAACCAAAAGAAGGCTCTCGCTGAAGAACGCGCTCACTCATCCTTCCTTACCGAAGGTAACGCAATTGGTAACCCAGCTGCTCCTTCTGTTGCTAGCGGTAATGCTATCCAAACATGGGATCCAGTTCTCATCAGCCTTGTTCGTCGTGCAATGCCTAACATCGTTGCTTATGACATCGCTGGTGTTCAGCCAATGACCATGCCAACTGGTTTGATCTTCGCAATGCGTAGTCAATATCAGGATGCGGCTGGTACAAACCAAGCTGAAGCACTCTTCAACAAGCCAGACATTAACTTCTCTGGTAAGGTAACAACCTCTGTTGGTGAAGGTCTTAGCGGTAATGGTAATAATGGTGCTACGCAGTACTACGACCAGCAAAGCGGTACATACAAGACAATCGGCCAAACTGGTGCAACCGGAGCATCTTCTCCTGGTTTCGGTCAAATGGGCTTCACAGTCGACAAGACCACGGTTACTGCAAAGACCCGTGCGCTTAAGGCTGAGTACACCATGGAACTTGCACAAGACCTTAAGGCTGTCCACGGTCTTGATGCAGAAGCAGAACTCGCTAACATCCTCTCTGTTGAAATCCTTGCAGAAATCAACCGTGAAGTTATCGAAACTGTTAACCTAAAGGCGAAGACTGGTGGTTACAATAACTCTGGTAACTACGACATCGACCAAGACTCCGATGGTCGTTGGGCTGTTGAAAAGTTCAAGACTCTTGGATTCCAGCTTGATGTTGAAGCTAACTCCATTGCTAAGGCAACACGTCGTGGTAAGGGTAACTTCATCATCTGCTCCAGCAACGTTGCTTCCGCACTTGCTGCATCTGGTGTTCTTAACTACGCTCCAGCGCTTAGCACCAACCTAAACGTTGATGACACTGGTAACGTATTTGCAGGTGTTCTTAACGGTCGCCTCAAGGTCTTCATCGACCCATTCAGCACCGACGACTACATCACTGTAGGTTACAAGGGTGCTAATGCATACGACGCTGGTATGTTCTACTGCCCATACGTTCCACTTACCATGGTTCGTGCAGTTGATCCTAACACATTCCAACCAAAGATTGGCTTCAAGACTCGCTACGGCTTGGTTGCGAACCCATTCGCAGGTACACCATCTGCACTCGACGGTACAGGTGCAAACGGTGCAAACCCATACTACCGTACATTCACTGTTACTGGTCTTTCCGGTGCAAACGGATTCGGTTACAATGGCGTTGCAAACCTTGCGTAATCCTTAACGGATAACCCAATTTGCGGGAGCTACTCGAAAGGGTAGCTCCCCTTTTTTGTCTATAAATATAGCTATGGTAACATCTAACAAAAATTTACTATCACTTACGGGATTTAAGTTACAAATTTCCGGAAACGATTATAAGAACACTGAATACTTTGCGGTATCTGCTTCTTTACCTAGCATCACTCTTCCAGAAATTGAATTAAATTATCGTAACCGCCACGGATATCTGCCTGGCGAAAAGATTCAATATGATGCGATTAATATTCGTATTGCTATAGATGAAGAGCTCAAGGTATATGAAGAGATCTATGGTTGGATTCTTCATAACACTAAAGAAAAGAATTTGGATGTTCGCGATATGACATTAAACTTCCTCACTAGTCATAACAATGTTTCGCGCGCAATGCGTTTTACAAATGCATTTCCAACAAGTGTTGGATCGGTTGAGTTTAATACACAATTGACTGAAGTTGAATATGCCTACGTTGATGTATCTTTCAGATATGATACGTTCGAGTTTGTATAATTAAATTATGACATTAGATGATATCCTTGCTATGTGGAGCGCTGACTCCAAAATTGATGAAGTGAATCTTGATGAGACGAGTATTAAAAGCGCAAGTTTACATGCCAAATACCTTGAGCTATACAGTCACGCTAAACTGCGATTAAAGAAACGTGATCATGAACTTGCGATTCTAAAGAAGGATAAGTGGTTGTATTACAACGGCAAAATGAGTAAGGAAGAAATGGACGCAAAAGGTTGGCCATATGATCCGTTTAATGGATTGGTGAAGCCGCTTAAAAGCGACATGGATATATACTATGACACGGACGCTGACATTGTTAAGCTTAAGATGGTAATTGAGTATCAGCAAAATATCGTTGATACCTTGAAAGACATCCTTGATAATATCCGTTGGCGCCACACAACAATCAAAAACATAATCGACTTCCGTCGATTCACAGCAGGAGTATAATATGAGTACAGTGACCTTCTATAAAGTTGATGAAACTAAAGTGCACCTAAAGTCAAATGATCATGGTGCACTTATGGAGTTATCTGAACATTATACTTTTTATGCGGACGGTTACAAGTTCATGCCGGCGTTTCGTAACAAGATGTGGGACGGAAAAATACGAATTATGGACGCCCGCACGCAGACGCTTCCATATGGACTTGTTCCAGATGCGGTTAAGTTTTTAACATCGCGCAAATATACTGTAGCGCTAGATTCATCAATGAAAGATGATCAGCATGATACAGTTAATAAACAAGAATTGATTGATCGTGCACTTGCAAGAGATATTCGTTTCCGTGGACAACGTATCACTCCATATGATTATCAATTAAGTGCATATTCACACGCTCTAACTGAGAAACGCAGCCTAGTCATCAGTCCAACAGGTTCAGGTAAGTCGTTAATCATTTACCTAATGATGCGATGGTACCTTGAAGAATATGAAGATCGCGTACTAATCGTTGTACCTACAACTTCGCTGGTTGAGCAGATGTATAAAGACTTTGCGGAATACAGCTCACATGATGATTCCTTTGACGTTGAAGCAGAGGTGCATCGCATTTACAGCGGCAAAGAAAAGATTGGCATGAAGCAGCGTGTCATTGTTACAACATGGCAAAGCGCAATCAACTTACCAAAGGCTTGGTTCCAAATGTATGGTATGACTATTGGCGACGAAGCTCACCTATTTAAAGCTAAGTCGTTAAACAGTATTATGAGTGCGCTATCGCGTTCAGCATATCGCATTGGTACAACTGGTACGCTCGATGGCAGCGTCTGCAATGAACGTGTATTGATTGGTAACTTTGGTCCAGTTCATAAAGTTATTACAACAAAGGAGCTGATTGACAATGATACACTTGCGGACCTAAAGATTAAGTGCCTTGTTTTGAAGTATCCTGATGAGTTACGAAAGATTGTTTCAAAGCTAGACTATCAAAATGAAATTGAATCTATTGTTGGACATGAAGGTCGCAATCGGTTTATCGTGAACCTCGCAAAAAGCCTAAGTGGCAACACATTGGTTTTGTTTAACTTAGTTGAGAAACACGGCAAGCCGCTATATGAAAAGCTGTGTGAAGCCGTTGATGAATCACGAAAGGTATTTTATGTAAGCGGTGAAGTAAGTGCAACCGATCGTGAAGATATACGTGCTATTGTTGAAAAAGAAAAGGATGCAATCATTGCGGCAAGTAGCGGTACGTTCTCGACAGGTATTAACATTAAGAACATCCACAACATTATTTTTGCAGCGCCTACCAAAAGCCAAATACGAGTACTGCAGAGTATTGGACGTGGCCTTCGTAAATCAGACGATGGTCGAGCAACTACAGTCTATGACATATCCGATAACTTTTCATGGAAGAAGAAAAAGAATTACACTATGCAACATGCAATAGATAGAATTAAAATATATGCACGCGAAAGCTTCGACCACAAAGTATACGAAATAGAATTGCCATGACAGTATCACATGATCTGCTATCTAAAATAGACCAACTGGATATTCGCATCTATTCTTTGGTTAGCGGCAAATTCATTGTTGGCGAGGTTATTGAGCTTTACGAGAATGGAGTTGAACTTAACTACGCTTGCACATTTTCATGCGAACCAAATGGCTCTATACGATTCGCACCTGCGGTGCCAGGGGAAAACGTACCTACTGCAGCTGTCGTATATTCCGATCGCGTAGAGTATGAATCGTTTGCTACACTCCGCCTTAAAAAGTATTATTTTGATTACCTTACAGTATCTAAGGTTTCGGCATATACCAATGAGAATATCAGCATGCCTTCAAATATTCATAAGCCACTTGATCCTAAAGGTTTATCAGAAGAATCATATTGGAATGCAGTAGCAAAGCGATTGTTGCCGTAGCGTTAATAGTATTATAACATCGGTTAGTTATGATGTAAATAACAAAATTCATATTTAGTAAAAAAGTTATTTACATCTAAGATTTTTATGTTATTATACTAATATGAAACATGATATAGCTGAAGAAAATATTAAACCTCTTAAGAAGAGAAAATCCCGTGGAGAGGACTATGTCAATAACAAAGAGCTTAGTGAAGCAGTAATTAAATATGCTGCAATCGTTTCAGATGCAAAGAAGAACGGTCAAGAAATTCCACAGCCAAGCGATTATATTGCAACGTCAATTCTAAAAATCTCAAACGGATTATCCCGCGGACCTAGTTACATAAACTATCCATACCGCGAAGATATGGTTATGGATGGAGTGATTGACTGTATTAAAGCAGTAAAGAACTTTGATGAAAAGGCAAAGACACGTGGAGGATCACCGAATGCATTTGGTTACTTTACTCAAATTTGCTACTATGCTTTTCTCCGTAGGATCGCAAAGGAAAAGCGACAGTTGGAAATCAAAATGAAAATGATTGACAACGGTGCTATTGGAACATTCATGGATATGGATGATGACAATGCAGGAGTTGGTGAAAACATAGTTGAGAAGGTTCGTCGAAAGAATGCAGCCTTTTATGACTATCGAAAGGAAACACCGTCAGACGAAGCGGTTGTCGTTAAGCCTCTAAAAAGATCTGTGAAGGCTGCACGTGTTGGTCCTCTATCAGACTTTATTGAATAATATGCAAATTGCAATTATAACTGACACACATGCCGGCGTTAAAAACGGCAGTGATATCTTTCTTGATTATGCAGAACGATTTTATGCGGAGGTGTTCTTCCCATACATTCGTGATCGAGGAATAACCAAGATCATCCATCTTGGAGACTATTATGACCATCGTCGCGTTGCTAATTACAAAGTACTGCGTCGCAATCGTGAAATGTTTCTTGACAAGTTGCGTGAGTATGGATTGACGATGGATATCATTTGTGGAAATCATGACGTTTTCTACAAGAACACAAATGATCTTTGCAGTTTGGTTGAAATCCTGACTCATTATTCTGATGTCGTTAACTTATACATGCAGCCAACCGTTAATGAATATGATGGTTTGCGAATCGCATTGTTGCCTTGGATCAACTCTGAAAATTATGCTGAGAGCATAAAGTTTATTGAGACCGCAGATGCTCCAATTCTTGGAGGACACCTTGAGCTGTCTGGATTTGAAATGATGAAAGGCGCACCTGCAATTAGTCACGGTATGGACAGTGACCTTTTCAAGCGTTATGAAATGGTTCTATCCGGTCACTATCATACAAAGAGCGCGCGTGGAAACATTACATATCTTGGAATCCCATTTGAACAAACATGGGCTGACTGCAATGATCCAAAGTACTTCCACATTCTTGACACAAGTACACGAGAGTTGCTGCCGGTTCGCAATGACATGACAATCTTCAAGCGACTGGTTTATGATGATTCATTATTCATCAATCCAACCTCTGAAGTTGCCAACATGGATCTGTCACATGTTCGAGGATCTTTTGTTAAGATCATTGTGGCAAGCAAGAAAGACCCATATGCATTTGATAAGTACCTTGATAAGATTGTTGCAAACGAGCCGTTTGAATACAAGATTGTTGAAAACCTAAATGAATATAATGCTGATAACGTCGCAGACGATGAAGTGAATATCAGCGACACTGTCACACTACTTAATACATACGTTGATGCTGTAGATACAACTCTTGACAAAGAACGCATCAAGCGTCGTCTGCAAGAGCTATACGTTGAAGCACAAAACCTTGAGTCTATTTAATAAGCATATGCTAATCTTTAAGAAACTAAGATACAAGAACTTCCTGAGTGTCGGAGATAATGAAATTGAAATTGATCTTGACAGTATCCGCAGCACGCTAATTGTCGGGCACAACGGAAGTGGCAAAAGTCTAATGCTTGACGCATTGTCATTTGTGTTGTTTGGTAAACCTCATCGCGCTATCAACAAGCCTCAGCTAATCAACAGCATTAATGGCAAAGGTACACGCGTCGAGATTGAATTTCAAAACGGCCCATCTGAATACAAAATCATCCGCGGTCTTAAACCTAACATCTTTGAGATTTGGGTAAATGGCGTAATGGTCAATCAAGAAAGTCATTCGCGTGATTATCAGAAGCTGCTTGAGACAAACATTCTGAAATTAAACCACAAGAGCTTCCACCAAGTGGTTGTCCTGGGCAGCAGCAACTTTGTTCCGTTTATGCAACTTAGTGCATACCATCGTCGTGAAGTTATTGAGGACCTTCTTGACATTGTGGTCTTTTCGCGAATGAATGGTGTACTAAAGGAAAGCAGCGCAAAGCTAAAGGAAACAATCAAAGACACTGAATATCAATACAGTCTGATTAACGAAAAGATCGTTATGCAGCGCAAATACATTGATAGCCTAAAGTCTATTGGCGAAACAAACGCTGCAAAATATGATGATGAGATACTTCATCTACGCGAACAAATTGAAACTCTCCTTAAAAAGAATGAAGAGATGCTTGCGGAATATAATGCAAATTATGAATCGGCACATAAGACACTAAAGTCAACTGAACAAACCCGTGCAAAGCTAAAAGGATATGAGCATCAAATTAATGCTAACATTAAGAAGATTATTTCGGAATCTAAGTTTTACGAACAACACACCGAATGCCCAACGTGTAGTCAGACGATTGAAGAAACCGTTCGTGAATCAAAACTTGATGAATGCCGCTGTCGTGCAAAGGAATTAGCTGACGGTCGCGAGCAGCTACTGCAAAGTATAAAAGAAACCGAAGAAAAGTTTGTGGAATATGAATCTAAGTTATCTGCACTTCTTAAGCTGAACAATACGGTTAGCGGAAATAATACGGTCGTTGGTAATTATGAACGTCGTATTCGTGATCTTGAAAATCTAAAGAAAAAGGAATGTAACCACGAAGACCTACGTAAAGCAGAAGATGACCTGCATTCCATAAATGATGATCGTGACCTGCTAAGCGATCTTAAGAGTTCGCAACTTGAAGAACGTACTTACAATGAAGTCATTGCAGAACTCCTAAAGGATACTGGCATCAAGACAAAGATTATTCGTCAGTATCTTCCGGTTATGAATAAGCTGATTAACCATTACCTTCAGATTCTTGACTTCTTTGTTTCTTTTGAGCTCGACGAAAACTTTTCGGAAACTATCCGCAGTCGCTATCGTGACGACTTTAGTTATGCAAGTTTTAGCGAAGGAGAAAAACAACGCATCGATTTAAGCATACTATTTGCATGGCGACAAATTGCTAGAATGAAGAATAGTGCAAACACAAACCTTCTAATTCTCGATGAAGTCTTTGATGCAAGTCTTGACACCGATGGCATTGACAACCTGCTAAAGATTATGAACACGCTTGATCCTGAGACTCGAGTATTTGTGATTAGTCATAAACAGGATTTGTTGGAAGGAAAGTTCGATCAGAAGATCGAGTTTGAAAGACGCCAAAATTTTACTCGCATAAAAAGCATCACGTAACCTTTTCAATTTCAATAGGTTACAAAGCCCATTTTCGTGATTTTATGCGGAAATGGGCTTTTTTGTGCATTTTTGTCATTTGTCGGTAATTTACCCGTTCGGCCACATTAAAATGCCCAAATTTCATACTTTTATGTAAACCATTCATTTTCAATAAGTTACGGATACGAATGAAAATTCTGTGAAAATTTATGAAAAAAGTTATTTACATCGGTCGGTTTTCCGTTTATTATTCTGTCATGCCGATTGGAACTACCGTTCAGAAACCCCGCGAAGCGCATCAAAGCATGCTCGCGAAACTCCTGGCTAAGGAAAACATTACCGTCCGTTTTGGCAATTACCAAACTGCTTTCTTTGAGCCCAAAACACGCGTGCTCGGCATGCCTATGTGGAACGCCGAAAGCAAGCAAGTTTCGGACCTGCTTGTTGGCCACGAAGTTGGTCATGCGCTTTACACGCCGCAGGATGGCATTGAGAAGTTCTATAAGCGCTTCCCAAACATCCCGTTTGATATTTGCAACGTGATTGAAGACGTCCGCATTGAGCGGATGATTCAGTCCACTTACCCTGGGCTTGTTCATTCCTTTCGTGAAGGCTATCGTTCCTTCGTTGCAAAGGACCTTTTCAAAATCAACGGAGTCGACCTCTCCAAGCTGTCAATTGCGGACCGTATTAACCTACACGCAAAGATTGGCCATCTTGTGAATGTCCCGCTTTCTGCTGAGGAGCGCGTGATTTATGACGCTGCCTATACCGCTGAGACCTTTGATGATGTACTTGAAGTTTGCCAGCAGCTTTACGATCTTGTTGAAAAATCGCAGCAGCCGCAAGACGAAGAATCCGCTGATCTGAAGCAGGCCGGCAAGACCGGTGAAAAGAGTGAGTCCAGCGGATCGCGCTCGCGTGCATCTAAACAGGAGAAGCAAAGTTCGGAATCATCTGACGCTGATTCCGAATCCGATGACTCTTCTTCAGGTGAATCGGAATCCGAATCTGATTCCTCTTCCGGAGGTACTGAAGGCGAGAAGCCCAAGAAGCCTGATGATGAAAAGTCAAAGAACAATGGATCTTCAGGAAATGATGAATCTGATGGCGCCGGCGGAAATTCCGGAAAGGATGAACCGCTTGACGACGAAAGCGACAATCAGGACGCGTCCGATAACGGATCATCCTCTGCTGATCAATCGTCCGATCCTAATATTGAATACTCGCCTGACATGGCAAGTAACTTTGCAGCAACTCATCAGCGAGAACTTGACAAAGGTACCACTGAGATGCAAGAAAAGATTGATACGACTCAAGTGAATGTTCCTACAAGCGCTCAAATGTTGCGTGCGGTGACTTCACTTAAGACGGTCTTGGAATCTCGTCGTTGTGACGAGAAGTATGATGAGATTATGTCTAATCCTGAACTTGCTGAAGCATATCGTAAGTTCAAAGATTCAACCAAAAAGCATGTGCAGGTCCTCATCAAGGAGTTTGAGCGCCGCAAAGCTGCATATCAATACAGCCGTGCACGCCGCTCGACAAACGGCACGCTTGACGTGAACCGCTTGCATTCTTACAAGTACGAAGATCAAATCTTCCGTAGCGTGACTACCTTGGCCGAGTCCAAAAACCACGGCATGGCATTTTTCATCGACTATAGCGGGTCTATGGGTCGCACGCTTGGCTCAGTCATTGAGCAGACTATTCAGCTTGTGACCTTCTGTAAGGCAGTGAATATTCCGTTCGTCGTGTATGGCTTTACTAGCGGATATCTTACTAAAGTATCGCGTGAGCCGATATCGTATGCACCAGGTATGTCGATGAACTTTGACAATGTGAACGTCTTCGAGATTCTAAATTCTTCGCTGAAGAAGCTTGAGTTTGACAAGTGTATCAAGGAAATGTACGCAATGTCCTGGTATCGCCGCACCCATGGTATTTACGGTATCCATGGCAACAGCGCATATGTTCTCTTTAAGTCTGATTATGAAATCTTTGGCGCAACTCCTCTTGTTGAGACAATCATAATTGCAAGTGAACTTGTCAAGCGTTTTCGCGCGGAAAATACTGTTCAAAAGATGAGCACTACCTTTCTCACTGACGGCGATCCTTGCATGATTGCAGTGTATGACAACATCATCGACCGCAATCACCGTAAGAATACTGAGCAGTGGAGCAACGGTTATGAAATGCGGTTTGGCCGCGAATCTCTTAACTGGAGCACGCATTATCCTAAAGGCGCTATGGCTGCAGCGATCCGCGGATTCCGCGCTGTTACTCAAAGTACTGTGATTGGCTACTTCATTGCTGAAAACCAACGGTCCTTTAAGACTCACTGCATTGATGCTTTCCGTAATGTTGATCGCGATGTTTCTAACTGGGGTGTAGCCGCTGACAAGTTCAAGGCTTCCTCTCGTGAAATTCGTGCAAATGACGGCATTCTTACTATTAAGAACGGCGGCGGATATGATATGCTCTTTGCGTTTGACGGCCGCGACGTTCTTGAAATGCCTGATGAAGATGAAGACTTTGACACCAAAGTTGATATGGGCAATCTTAACAATGCTTCTGCACAAAACAAGCTTGCAAAGGAATTTACGAAATTCTCCTCTTCGAAGAAGTCCTCGCGGGTATTCGTACACAAATTTGCCGAACTGATCGGCTGATCTGTGAAAATACTGTGAAATTTATGAAAAAAGTTATTTACATTCCGTGAAATTTAGGTTACTATAACTCGTACCGATTGAATAACCACTATATGACTGACCGAACCAAAGCACTCAATACGCTCACTGCCATTCACGCGACCGGCGTGTCCCTTGCGGCTGTGACCTCTAAACAACTCTATGAAGTGGGCCGCGCACATGGCTTCACTTACGGAGGCGTGAAAAACAATCTTATGCTTGACCGCTTTAAAGCAGGTCGCGGCAAGTTTGACATGCGCAAGCTATATGCACAACTTAATGGCGAGCCGTCCAATGAATCGGCGCCTGAGGTCGCTGATGCATCATCTTCTCCGAAGACAATCCCATCCCAGGCTATGCGTCAAAGCATGCCTTCAATTACCGCGATTGTCAATGACGACATTTACATCCCTGAGGCTGACCCTACTTTTGTTCCGTGGGGTGACTATAAGACCGTCCGTCGCGTCATTGAGTCCCGTCTCTTCTTCCCTCTTTACATCAGCGGCTTGTCGGGTAACGGCAAGACTATGATGGTTGAGCAGGCATGTGCCAAGCTCAAGCGCGAATATGTCCGCGTTCAAATCAGTCCTGAGACCGACGAAGACGATCTTATTGGAGGCTTCCGTCTTATTAACGGCGAGACCGTTTTCCACAAAGGCCCTGTCATCAAGGCCATGGAGCGCGGCTGCATTCTTCTGATCGACGAGCTTGACCGTGGCTCTAACAAGATCATGTGTCTTCAGGGCGTTCTTGAAGGCAAGCCCGTCCTCGTGAAAAAGATTGGTCAGGTGGTATCCCCGGCTCCTGGGTTCAACGTAATTGCTACTGCGAATACCAAGGGCCGGGGAAGTGACGACGGTCGCTACAGCGCCGCTAATATCATCGACGACGCATTCATCGAGCGTTTCGTTGCTACGATTGATCAGCCGTATCCCAACTTCAAGATTGAGCGTAACATCGTCGGCAAGCACATGGAAATGTACGATATTGAGGACGATGACTTTGCTGACAAGCTGGTGAACTGGTCCAGCGTTATCCGCAAGACCTACGAAAGCGAAGGCATTGATGAACTCATCAGTACTCGCCGCCTGTGTCACATCGTGAAGGCCTTTGGTATCTTCCGCGATCGCTTGCAGGCAATCAACATGTGTATCTCTCGCTTTGAGACCGAAACGCGCGAAGCGTTCCTCGATCTTTACACCAAGATTGATGCAGGTATTCTCAAGGCCGATGACGCGGTTGCTGATCATGGAATCGCTCCGCGCGTCGAAGATGAACATCCATTCTAAAACTTTAGCGGTGAGTTCCCGCTAAAACGTGAACACGAACTCGACAACCAAAACAACATAACACAATGACAAAGACTGAAATTAAGAAAGTATCCTCAATGCTCCGCACTCAAACTCAAAAGGAGGCTGTTTATGCAGTTCTCGAGAGCGGCTATGAGCCATCCGTCGCTGACCTTAAGGCCGCTGGTATCTCCGATCCACGCCGTGTCGTCAATCAGCTTCGCAACGATCATGGTCTTCCGATCTATCTGAATGATCGTAAGGATCGCCGCGGTAATGTTACTCGCCGTTTCCGCCTCGGCACTCCGCGTCGTAACGGTTAATCTTTCCTGGTGGTACACATGCGGTAGGAGCGTTCTTTGGTCAGGCGCTCCTACCGCCTTTTTTCATACCTTTATGTCTGAAGAAAAACAAGGAATCCAGGTTGGAATTAAGTATGATACTGAAAAGCCCGACTACAGTTTACTTCCTCCATATTCTCTCGATGAGTTGGTGAAGGTATTAACTATGGGTAAGAACAAGTACTCTCGTGAAAACTGGCGACTGTTAGAAGACGGTGAAAACCGTTACTTTGCGGCCGCTCAACGACATCTATGGGCTTTGCGTAAAGGTGAAACATACGATCCTGAAAGCGGCCTACATCACGCAGCACACGCCGCTGCATGCGTGTTGTTTCTAATTGAACTGCAGCAGCATAAAATTTAATTTACATTTGGTCAAATACCATTTAATATAACTCTATATGAAACTAACTACATCTACTCTAGAAATTCTGAAAAACTTTGCATCGATCAATCCTAACTTGGTCGTTAAGAGCGGAGAGCCTCTAAGCACTATCTCTGAAGCAAAGAACATCATGGCATCCGCTACAGTATCAGATACTTTTACTTCTGACTTTGGCATTTATGATCTTAACGAGTTCATCAGTATGTTTAACCTGATGTCTGATCCTGATCTTACTTTTAGTGACAGCTCTGTTCAGTTTGCATCTGGGCGCTCGCGTGCGTCATATCGCTTTGCCGATCCAAGCATTCTTACGTCTCCTAAGAACAAGATCAACATGCCAAATGCTGATCTCACTGTAACCATCAGCGGAGACGTCCTTGCACAAATTCGTAAGGCTGCCGGTGTTCTTGGTCATACAATCGTTTCAATTCAAGGTAACGACGGAACGGTTACACTGTCGGTTGTTGATCCTAAGAATAGTGCTGCAAACACTTTCTCGGTTGTTATTGACGAAAGCAATGATCAGAAAAGTTCGTTTGATCTTCAGTTCCTTATCTCTAACCTCAAGGTTATCCCAGGCGACTATGAGGTTAAGATTAGCTCTAAACTGATTTCTCACTGGGCGCATTCTTCAGCTTCGGTGAACTATTACATCGCTCTCGAAAAGAGCTCCACCTTTAACAGCTAAGAATATGAAGGTACCAATTGACATTGAAGATGCGCTTGAAATTGGCGACCTGCTATATGTCATGGTCCGCATGAAGAAGCTTTCAGAGAATGGCGCGCGTATTGCAAACGGCATTATGTCGCGCCTCTCTGAGGTCATTCCAATGCCATACCACGCTGATCCAAATCAGCTTGAATTTGAATTCGTGAAATCCCTGTAAGTATAAACATTAGTTATTATGAGTAAAATTGACCTTGAAGACCCAAAGACCAAACAAGAAATGCTTGATGCTGTTCGTGAGATTTGCGAACAGTTCCGTATCATGGATGATGCACGCGATCAAGTAAAGGAAATCATCGCCGCTGCACATGACGCATTGGACATCCCAAAGCCAATGATTCGTAAGGTTGCACGCCTTTATCATAAGAAGAATGCAAGCGCAGTTGAAGCTGAAAATGCAGCGATTAAATCCCTTTACACCGTCATCACTTCCCGATAATATAATAGCATGAGCAATACTGAATTCCTTTGGAGCGAAAAATACAGACCGCAGAGCGTCGACGAATGTATCCTTCCAGCTGATCTTAAGAAGACGTTGAATGCCTTGGTAAAAGGCGGACAGCTTCCAAACTTGATGTTCACCGGAACAGCTGGTCTAGGCAAGACCACAGTTGCGAAAGCGCTGTGTAATATGCTTGGCCTTGATTACATTCTTATCAACGGGTCTGAAGAAAGCGGCATTGACGTACTTCGCAATAAGATCAAACAATTTGCAAGTACGGTTTCGTTAAGCGGTGGGTACAAGGTTGTCATTCTCGATGAGGCTGACTATCTTAACCCAACGTCAACAATGCCTGCTCTTCGTGGCTTCATCGAAGAATTCAGTAATAACTGCAGATTCATTCTTACTTGTAACTTTAAGAATCGAATCATTGAGCCGCTTCATTCACGATGCAGCGTGGTTGAGTTCAATACCACCAAGAAGCAACTTGCGTCCTTGGCTGGCGAATTCATGAAGCGGCTTACCTTTATTCTCAAGACCGAAGGCATCAAGTATGATGACAAGACGGTTGCTGAAATGATCATCCGATATGCACCGGACTGGCGTCGTATCTTGAATGAGTGTCAGCGTTACAGTAGCACAGGCGAACTGCCAACTGCTATTCTTGTAGGTGCAAGCGATCAAAGCATTGCAGAATTGGTTAGCTATCTGAAAAGCAAGGACTTCAAGAATATGCGTTCTTGGGTTGTTAATAACAGCACGCTTGACAGTTCGGTTATCTTCCGCAAGATCTATGACGGGCTGTATGACTATGCCGTTCCATCGAGCATCCCAGGCATTGTGCTGATCCTCGCGGACTACAGCTACAAAGCAGGTTTCATGGCCGACAAGGAACTAAACATGGTTGCTTGTATGACTGAGCTTATGGGGAACGCGGACTGGAAATGACAACCGAAAAAATTAGTCTGCGAAATAGCATCCGTAGTCATTGGCATATGGAACGATCATGAATTCGAATTTTGGGATGATTGCACTAAAAACAAAATTCAAAGTTTAATGATCTATGAATTAACGATGGCATATGTCGTCACGCATATAATCAAAGATCTTACATTGAAACTTGATTATGACGTAAATACGTGTCGCTGTAAAATTTATATATCATACAAGACATTTTGTTCAGCACGCACTCAAATAATGATCAAAGATAATGTTGTGAATTACTATGGCTTCTAAGAAAAAAGTAACTGCTCCTAAAGAACCGAAGAACGATGGCCCTAAGAAGCTGTCGTTCTTCGACTTCCTAAACTCTATCAATGCTGGACAATCATCCGCAAACATGATGGAAGGCTGCCTTGCCGAAAGCGGCGAAGGCGCCTCACCTGATAGTCCGGACCGTGCATACGTTCCGTTTATGATCAATCGTGGCCTGTCATACTTCAATGATACAGTTATGTTTGCAAACGAAATGAATCGGTATGCATCATTACCGGCCAAAATGCAGTATGACTTTTACCGACATGGCATTCGTCCTCGTAAGCGTTTTAGCAAGTGGGGTAAACGTGCAGACGATACGCCTGACGTGCAACTGTTGATGAAACACTATGAATGTAATGCCGAACGCGCGCGTGAAATACTTACATTCTATCCTGAAGAAGAACTAACCAAACTCCGAAAACAATATGACCGAGGCGGAAAATCTTGACTATCGTAACGTCTTTTATCGTAGAGGCTCAACTCTTCCAGAATGGTTTGATCCATCGGCCACAGACGTGCCTCTTTTCTTTCAGATGTCACAGTATGATAATGTTCCAATTGCATGGCGTGACATCCCAAAGAACATTCCAAGCATGCGTAACTGTAGCATGAAAAACCTTTCGCCAAAGCGGTTTGCGAAAGCTAAAGCAAAGGCTAAGATTGCGAGGAAGTCAAGAAAGAGAAATCGAAAGAAGTAATAAATAAGAGTATCGCTATGAATATAACAGATACTCAAGAAAATATCGAATGGTCACCAAGTGAAATGCTAGAGGTTCAATTAAGCGAACCCGATGACTTTCTAAAGATCAAAGAAACCTTAACACGAATCGGAGTTTCATCCAAGAAGGATTACAATACGCTGTATCAAAGCTGTCACATCCTGCATAAACAAGGACGATACTTCATTGTCCACTTCAAGGAATTGTTTATGTTGGACGGTAAGCCTAGTACATTTACAGCTGATGATCGTAATCGTCGTAACACAATTGCAATCCTATTATCTGACTGGGGACTGCTGACAATTGTGAAGAAGATCCAATCAACCGAAACGACTAATCTTAAGATGATCAAAATCATTTCGCATCGTGATAAGAAAGATTGGAATTTGATTTCAAAATACAGCATCGGAAACGTGAAAAAGAGCTAATGAATAAATAGCAATAACTCATATGTGTGTTGTTGCAGTCAAATACTTAGATAAGTACGGTTGGGTCGGCGCTAAAAATCGCGACCGCAATTATGTCGTCGGAATTGATATTGTCCGATCCGATCGTGGCGGTGTACAACGAATGTACATTGATGATCAAACTACACGTTGGACCGAAGGTATCAATGAACACGGTCTTGGCATTATCAGTGCCTCTCTAACTGTAAAGGACGATGAAAAGGAAGGCGGCAAGGTTTCGGATGGCAAAGTTAAACCTGGTGAGCGTAACCCAATTGTTTCGCCAGACGGCCTTGCTATCCGCCGTGCGCTATTGATGAAAGATCCAAAGAAAGCTGCGCAGAGTTTAATCGATGATCAGCTTGCAGGCGCAACATATATCTTCAACAAAGACGTTTGTTACTTACTTGAAGGTGGATTTAATATCAAGAAAGATAAGGACTCTAAAGAAAATCCTCGAAAGTATGTATATGTACTAAAGGAAATTTCTAAAGACGATGATCATTCAGTTCGTACCAATCACGGGATTGATATTCCCCAACTAGGTTACTCTAAGGATGCATCTGATGCATCGACACAGCGTAATCGCAAAAGTAGTGAATCACGTTGGTCTGCAGTTGAGACTGCATTTGATAAGACAAGTATTTCTGATCCGCATGGTGTATTGGAATGCATGAGCGTAAAGCCTAACAAGGACTTGTTTATGAATCCAGTTCGTCTTGGCAATCCAAAGAAAGGCGACATGGTCACAACTGGTCAATTACTTTTGGTTCCGTCCGAATGCACATTACATTATCGACCAATCTATTCAAGCGTATCATTTGACTATCCAGGACTAAACAGTAAAGATGGCACAAAGGTATACTTTGAAATCATCTCAAGCCGTAAGCTATTATCGTTCCAAGACTTCGCAAAGAATAAAAAGAAATGAAAAAACTATTTGTTATGTTAGCACTCACGCTGCTTTTTAACAGCTGTGCATATTATGAAATGAGCAGCCAATATGTTTGGCCTATCTTGAAGACCGAAAGAATTTATCGTCCAAGCGGTACAAGTTATGATCACTTTGGACATACGCAATGTCATGCACATTTTCGTTGTGAAAATGGCTGCATCGTGTATAAATAATTTTGCGGACGCGGTGTTCGCAAACATCAATGCTCGTTTGAGGTTGATGAAAACAACAAAAACTAAACTTGCTTAATAAGGAGTTAATATGTCAGTACGCACGCTAAACTACTACGCCCCGTTGGCGATTGGAATTGATCGTATATTCACTGAAGTCGAAAACGCGATCAAAGGTAACACAACATATCCACCTCACAATGTCATTAAAGACGGTGAGGATTCATACGGAATCGAACTAGCAGTTGCTGGTTTCTCTCGTGACCAAATCACAATTGAAACCCAGGATGGATTGCTAAAGATTGTTGGTGAAGCACAAAAGGATGAACGTGAATATACCTACAAAGGAATTAGTACACGTAGCTTTACGCGTCAATTTACTTTGGCGGAATATGTTGAAGTTACGGACGCATCAATGAAAGATGGTATTCTTAGCATCAAATTGAAGCGTAATGTTCCAGAGGAAAAGCAACCTCGCAAAGTTAAGATTGACTAAGCGATAAGCTTTAGAAAATACGCCGATGGGAGGTTTGTTATTTACAAGCCTCCCATTTTTGATTATAATAGGTACATGATTAATGGATTCTATACGTGTATCGACCGCCACATGAATAGCCTAAAGTATCGAGGCTATGACGAGAACGGTTCAAAGGTTTACCAATCTTACAAATTTAGACCAGTCTTTTATCTTGAAAGCAAGAATCCAAGTAAAGCAAATTGGCGTTCACTTGACGGAAAGGCTCTTGAACCAATGCGCTTTGAAAGTATGTCTGCTGCTCGAGAATTCTCTAAGACGTATGAAGGCATTCGGGAATTCAAGATTTACGGCAATGATCGCCACATTCCTGCTTTCATTCAGGCTGAGTTTCCAAACAAGATTGAATATGATCGTCGTCTGATTGATATTGCATACTTGGATATTGAATGTCCGACTGGTGTCAACGGCGCGCCTGGTGGGTTTCCTGAGCCAAGCGAAGCGAAGCATCCAGTTACAACAATCGCGCTTAAGAGTTCTCGACTTGGCGTGTACATCGTTTGGGGTCTTAAGGAATATGATGTGAATGCAAGTAGCATTCCTCACATCGCAAAGGAATACCGCGAGTTTGAAACTGAAGCCGAAATGCTGCAGGACTTTGTACTTTGGTGGGCAGACCCAGTTAACACTCCAGATGTAATCACTGGATGGAACGTTCGTCTATTCGATATTCCGTATCTTGTTAATCGTATTGCACGCATTCATGGATCTGACTATGCTATGAAGCTGTCTCCATGGAGTAAGGTTGAACAAAAGAACGTTGTCATCAAAGGCAAGGAGAATGCTCTGTATGAAATCATGGGTATCCAACAGTTGGATTACCTTGACCTCTTCAAGAAGTTCACTATCAATACTTACGGCGCTCAGGAATCATATAAGCTTGATCATATTGCGGAAGTTGTGTTGAACGAACGTAAGTTGGATTACACCGATGTTGGTTCACTGACTAAGCTATATGAAACTGATCACCAGAAGTTTACGGACTACTGTATTAAAGACGTTGAGCTGATTGAACGCTTCGAGGAAAAGCTCGGTCTAATCAATCTTGTCTTTACGCTTGCTTACTTTGGCGGCGTCAACTACACTGACACTCTTGGAACGGTTGCTATCTGGGATAGTATTATCTTCCGCCATCTTGCAAAGAAAAAGATTGCGGTTCCGCCAAGTCGTCCAAGCGCCAAGACCAGTTACCCAGGTGGATTTGTTAAGGAAGTAACGCCAGGAGTATACGATTGGATTATGAGCTTCGACCTTAACAGTCTGTATCCTAACCTCATTATTCAATACAACATGTCGCCCGAAACTCTTGTGCGACATATGCATGTTCCAGGCATTGATCCTGATCGTATCTTGCGTGACAAGAAACCAATTGCACCTGAGCCAAATCTTGCGATTGCGGCAAACGGCGCTGCATTCCGTCGTGACAAGCAAGGTTTCCTTCCAGAGATTATTGAAGAACTCTACAACCGTCGCGTTGGTATCAAGAAGGAAATGCTTGCCAAGAAACAAGAAAAGGAAAAGCTATCAAAGAATGATCCTAAGCTAGAGTCGGTTGAAAAGGATATTGCACGTCTTGACACTGAGCAAATGTGTATCAAGATTTTGATGAACTCATGCTATGGTGCGATTGGAAATTCCTTTTTCCGTTACTTTGATATCGCGATTGCCGAAGGTATTACTCTTAGCGGTCAGCTAACAGTGCGTTGGGCTGAAGAAGCAATTAACAAGTATCTTGACAAAGTGACAGGAGTTCAAAAAGATCGTTTGGTTGCTATTGATACCGACGGTGTGTATGTTGATGTATCAGACGTCATCAATAAGTTTAAGCCCGCTGATCCAGTTTCATTCTTGTCTGAATTTGGCGGATCACGTGGCATTGAGAACATACTTACAAATGCATATGCTGAACTGCATAAGACAGTGAATGGCTACAAAAACACAATGGGTATGAAACGCGAAGTCATCGCGGACAAAGGTATTTGGATGGCCAAGAAGCGATACATTCTAAATGTACACAACAGCGAAGGTGTTCAATATGCTGAGCCTAAGATTAAGATCATGGGTATTGAAGCTATCAAAAGCAGTACTCCAAAGATTTGTCGCGAAGCATTCCGCGAAATGTTTAAGGTAATCATCAGCGGCGATGAAGGTAAAACTCAAAAGGCTATTAAGCAATTCAGAGAAGCATTTTGCAAAATGTCGCCTGAAGCTATCGCTACTCCGCGTGGTGTATCTGACGTAATGAAATGGCGTGATAAGACTAACATATATTCAAAAGGTACTCCAATGCATGTCCGTGCTGCATTGATGCACAATCACATGATAAATTCTTTGGGCTTGGCAGACAAGTATCAGCCTATTCAAAGCGGAGATAAGATAAAATACATTTCGCTATCTTTGCCAAATCCAACAAATGAAAACGTAATTGCTTTTGTTGATAAGCTGCCGGCTGAATTTGGATTGCATCGCTACATTGATTATGATCATCAGTTCAACAAGGCATTTCTTGAACCGCTTGAATTGATTCTTCATGCAATTAAATGGACCGCTGAACCACGTGCTAGCCTTGAGGACTTTTTCGGATAATAGATAAACACAACTATGGAAATAACATACACAATGGATAAGAAGGTGTCGGTCTCAGCCGACATGGCAAAAATGCATGCATATTATGAAGCTGACGAAGCCGTGCTTGGATTGAATAACGAGAAGCTAAAGTCATTCTTGGACTTCAGATTTAACTTCCTTCAAGAAGAACTAAACGAGGGGCGCGCCGCCATCGCAACGGGCAACTCCGAGGAAATTGTTGATAGCCTAATTGACTTGGTTGTCGTTGCGGTTGGTACACTTGACTTGTATGGAGTAAACTTCGATCGTGCTTGGAATGAGGTGCTACACGCAAACATGAACAAGCGCGTTGGTGTTAAGGAAGGCAGGGAAAATCCGTATGGCTTACCTGACTTGGTGAAGCCTGAAGGATGGATTCCACCATGTCATGCAGGTAATCATGGTCTAATCGGAAAAATGTTCAGCGATGAATCCTAATATCCGATTAGTATGTAAGGCGTCCAGTTCGAGTTTTATCGGTGGACGTCGCAGCGGCACCATTTACAAGCCAGCACGAATTGCAATCGAAGGAGTAATTTGGAGTAGTCCGATTCCAACAGATGGGCATGAATGTGCATACATCAATGAAAGTATTGATCTAATGCTTGGCACACCAAATACTGAACAACCCACATTATTAAACGAAACAACATGACTTATTCGTTCACTATCTTTAAGAGCATCTTTGACAACAAGACTCACCGTCGTATGGACTTTGGTTCATGGGAGGAGTTTGAGAAGCTGCTATACAAGCTTAGTGCACAACCGGGTTACAAGCCAAAGAAAGATGAGCGGAAGAATGGTTCTCCGCTCATCTCTCCTGCAATCTTTGAGGCTAATACGACTCGTAAGAATGATAATGTAAAGGCTTGGGGCGGTTGGGCTGCACTAGACGTTGATGATTATGAAGGCGATTGGCAGGAAGCATGCAATATCTTTATGCCTTATGAGCATGTTCGATATTCATCTGCAAGCAGTACAATTGTGAAGCCGAAGTTCCGAGTGATCTTGCCGCTAACACGCATCGTGAAGGCCGACGAAATTCGCCACCTTTGGTATGCACTAAACAAGGAGTTCAATAGCTTAGGCGATCCTCAGACGAAGGATCTTAGCCGAATGTATTATGTTCCAGCTGACTACCCTGATAGCTTTCATTTCATCGAGAGTAATCGTGGTTCATTTATTGACCCATCTGAAATTATGAGCAAGCATGCTTATGTTCGTGAGGCCCGATCTTCGTTTATGGACTCTTTGCCTGAAGCAATGCGTGAGCGAATAATGGAGTATCGCAAAGAAAGCTTAACGAATCGTAACTATAAGTGGAGCGGCTATCGTGACTGTCCGTTTGTGAATAAGGACATGGTGTCAAAGTACTTTGCGTTACAAGGAACTGGTTGGTATAAGCAGATGTATAGCATAATGGTCAGTACCGCCGGAAAAGCTGTTCGTTGCGGATATCCGATCACCCCGGCCGAAATAGCGAACATATGCCGTGAAATTGATGCCGAGAGCGGAGGATGGTACAAAAACCGTAATCTTGAGACCGAAAGTCTCCGAGCAATCGAATTTGCTGTCGGAAATATGTAACTTATTGAAAATCAGTGTTTTGGGGATTTTTGACGAAAATTTGTGAAAATTTATGAAAAAAGTTATTTACAAGC